AGGGCTGCGCGCATTGCGTCAGCGCCGTAGTACGGCGAGCGCGCTGCCGGAGACGCGTCAAATGCGTCGCATGCGATCCGCACATCCTCATCGCTCACCGCGACTCCCATAGGTTCCATCGGATCATGGCCCGAATCGCCATTCAGCTCACCCGACGCGAGGCCACGCAACACGATGTCGTTCATGTCGTCAGTGTTCATCACCGCGCCAGAGGCAGGAGCGGGTGGGGTGGCATAGAGCGGAATCCATCCTTCCGAGCGCCTAGGCCATACGGATTCGAGTTCAAGATCGGCAGAGAAAACGAACCCGCGCGGTCCGTTTCGATACCACGCAACCGGCGCATCCGCTGGCGCTTCCTCTTTGGCAAGTTCACGCAGAACGATGTCATTCATGTCATCCATCGGCGCTGCATTCGCATCCGCCGGCGCTGAGGCGGCGGGGGCTTCATCCATATGATCGGCGGTGTAGAAATCTGGCTGTCTGCCGATGTGCGGCCCGTTGCACTTCCAAGGCGATATGCAGTTCGGGCATTCCTCCCCGCGCTCCTGTTCGCGCAGGTAGGCGTCGGCTTGGGCGATTAGCTCGACCATTGATTCGCGCGGGTACTGTTCGCCGTCAATTTCGCGGTTGTAGACCGCATCGCGCAGCTCGCGGATCAGCTTGGTAGTCATGGGTCAGTCCTCAGTGGAATCCGAGCGGTACGCCTTCGGCAGCGGCGGCGCGCAAACCGGCTACGAACTTGACGAGCACTGCACGGAATCCGCCACGCGCGGCGATATGGCCAACGCCGTCCTCGCGCATCTTTGGGACGATCTTGTCCAGTTCGTCTGCCATGACAGAGCACAGCTCCGGCGCGATGTCGCCATCGCAATCGGAGTGCTTGAGAAACTCCCAAACACCCGGATTATCTTCTTCGGTGAAGTCGTCGGGAAGGTAGAATCGCTGCTCGTCGAGCGATCTATCATAGATGACGCTGCCGTTGGCATCCTTAGCCAAATCGCCATCGTAGTTGCGCAGGAAGTGCGGCGGGTACGATCCGCCGATTGCATGGCATACCTCCTGGCGCAGACTATTGAACGCGCTATAGGCGCCGTGGAAAGCGTCGTGTGTCGTGTCGAGCCCCATGATTATTCCTTGTATTCCGCAGAGCCAATCGCAGCCCGCACGTCGTTGAGCGCCTTGTGGCCGGCATCGGTGCGATAGAATTGAACACGTCCGACAATAGGATCAGGAAACGTCGACAGAAATCCGCGCTTCGCAAGCCTGTTGCCGATGAGCGCCGCCGTGCTGTAGAGCCGCTTATGCGCGTCATGGTCGAAACTGCACAACACGTCGTACTCCGCCTGCGTCATCTTCGGCGCGGCGAGGGCGGCGATGAGTTGCTGCGTCGGTAGCCATTCGCTAGCAGCGAAGTGGTCGGAACTTCCAATATGCAATTTCAGCATGTTCTGAGCGTGCATGGCTCGCACCACGTCAAAGCGTGGCCGTGGAATCGTTTCATCCAAGCCGCCGAATACAATCGATCCTTCTGCAACGCACTGCTCCCCTACGCGTCGCATCGCCGGGGTCAGGCCGAGGGTCTTGCTCATAGCCCGTCGACCAGGTTCTGCAGCGGCATCTTGCACGCCACCGATCCGCAGTTGTACCCGGCCCCGGCCGGCGGCGTCGGCTCGAATTTGATGTTGAGGTAATACGCGCGACCGGCGACCAGTGGGCACGCAACGCCCGCATGGGTGCCATGCTCTGGCTTCCACGAGATGCCCTGTCCGGCGCTCGCCTTGTGCACGACGCACGCGGCATCGGACGGCTCGCGCGCAAAGCCGCATGCCGTGGTGATCGAGAACGTGACGGGGTTGCCGCCGAACGACTCGCCGACTGACAACTTGCCGTGCGCAGTCGGCGGCAGCGGTGGGACGGTGAATTTCGCGGCGATGTACGCGGCCTTGCCGACTGCGTCGACGTACGGCGACACCCGCACGCCGGGGAACGGCACGGCCGGCGTCTGCGCACTCGTCTTGCCGAACAGGTTCTCGAACTTCGTAAGGTTGACGTTCGGCGCGGAGTTGTTGATCTGGTAGTGCACTGTGCCGGTCAACTGTGGCGCGCACACCTCCGGCGGGTCGAAACCGTTGGTGAAGATGGTCGGGTTCGGTGTGGCCGCGAATGCAAGCGAGAGCATGATGGTGAGCATCAGTCACCTCCGCCGCATGAGCCGGAATCGCTGGACGACGATGCGCTATCGCAGGATGAGCTACCCGAATCCCACGACCCCGATGCGCCACCACCAGAGAAGTCGCCGCCACCACTCGCGAATGGCGCATCGTGATGCGTAGCGACGAACGATGACGGAAATGGATCCGCTGCAGAGTAATCCGGCATCGGGTTGATGATCTCGGAAGATCTCGCAGATGCCGGGTGCATGCACATGCGCTCATGCTCGTTGCGTGACTCCGATGTCCAGAATCCTTTCTTGCAGTACCTGCATTTGTAAAGCATAGATCCTCCAAGATCAGAAAGGGATGTCGTCATCGTCAGCGCCACCAGTCGGACCTGGCTGAGACGGCTGCGACAGACGTGATTGCTGGTTGCGATCTTGATCCATCGACGCTTGCTGCCCGCCGCCAGTGCCGAGCATCTGCATCTGGTCGGCGATGATGTCGGTCGAGAAGCGCTCGACGCCGTCCTTGTCGGTGTACTTGTCGGTGCGCAACTTGCCTTCGACGTAGACCTGACGGCCCTTCTTCAGATACTCGCCCGCGATCTCGGCGAGGCGGCCGAAGAACTTCACGCGGTGCCACTCGGTGCGTTCCTGCTGCTCGCCGGTCTGCTTGTCCTTCCAGCTCTCCGACGTCGCGATGCGGATCGAGGTGATCGCTCCGCCGCTGGCGGTGTAACGCGTCTCGGGGTCTGCGCCGAGGTTGCCGACTAGGATGACCTTGTTGATGCCGCGGCTCATCGCTGCGCTCCCGTTGCGTTGGACGACATCAAGCGCTGCGTCTCCGCCGAATCGGCCGGCACCGCCGCCTTCAGCGGCTCGGCACGGAACCCAGCGTCGCGCAGCTTCGCCTTCGCGCGATCGATGCGCGCCTGCAGCAGCGTTCGGACCTCGTGCTCCTCGAGTTCGACTTCGATATAGCCGACGCCGGGGTCTGCGCGTTTCAGCGTGAATGAAGGCGGGATGTCACCCTCCGGCTCCGGCGTGGGGAGCGCATTCGGCAAGAACTTGCCGAAGTTCTCGACCGCCTCCTCCGCCTGGCGCACTGCGGCGCCCATGATTTCCAAACCGTCCAAGCACATGGTCACTCTCCCGTCTTCTTGGCTGCCACGGAGCCCTTGTTGTAGAACCGCAGGCCGGGGATCGTGACGGAATCCTTGGCCGACTTCGCGAGCGCGCGCGCCGCCTTCTCGTCGAGCGCGAGCAGGTAGCGGTGCGCCGTGTTCTTCGCAGCGTGCTCGATCAGCGCATTGATGTCGAGCAACTCGAACGTCCAGTTTTCCTTGACCGACACGCCAGCGCTGGTCGCCGCGATCTCCGTGCGCACGGCGAGCGGCTGCGCATTGGCCTCGGCCGCCGCGGCGCGCGCCTGCTCCGCCTGATGCGCGAGCCGCTCGGCCACCTGCGGATCTTCCGCTGCTGCAACCGCCCGGCGCTCCGTCTCCTCGGCCTGCTGCTGCAGTGCAGCCACCTCGGCCTCGCGTTGCGCGCGCGCGGCATCCTGCGCCTCGCGGATGCGCGCCGCCTGCTCGGCGCTGTACGTCGCCATGCCGCGCTTCAGCGCCGTCTCGGCGCGTTCGAACTGGCCGATCGGCAGCTTGAAGAAGTCCATGATCTTCTGCTTCGCCTCGTCCATCGGACGGGTGATGCTCATGCGGATTTCTTCGAGCTTCTTCTTGCGCGTGACGATCTCGCGCAACTGGATGCCGGCGAGGTCGAACATGGCGTTCGAGTCGATCGTCATCATGCCGACTTCCAGCTCGACATCGGCCGCCTCGACGGTGACCTGCAGCGCTTCGGGGTTGGCCTGCACCTCGGCCGGGATCAGTATCTGGTTCATGCGCGGGTGTCCTTGTCGTAGTAGCGGTAGACGAGGCCGGTGTCGCCACGGAACACGTAGCGAGCAACATTCAGCAGGCTGCCACCGCGGTCGCGGATCATGCGCGAATCGGAAAGGCGCTGCCGGCGTGACGTGCCAGGCTTCGCGGTGAGCCGCCACATCGACTTGATGCGGCGGCCACCGTGGAATGCAGTGATCGGATTCATCGACGAACTCCCAGTTTGAACAGGAGGCACGCGACGGCGTGCCAGAACATTTCGATGTCGGCCATGCCGGTGTACTCGTCGGTGAGCCGCCAGCGATTTGGCTTGAGGTCGAGCACGCGGCGACGCGCAGTGGCCGGGATGATCTGCAGGCGCACGCCCATCGCCTTGTACGCCGCCGTCTGCGGTCCGGCCAGCTCGTTCACGAGCCCCGTCTTCACGTCGATCAGCGTCGGCACGCCGTCGAGCATGCCGTACAGGTCGAGCGTTCCGGCGACGTCGTGTGCGTCGCTGTAGACCGGCTGCTCGCACAGGATCGGCTGGAAGTTCGTGCGCTGCCGGAACTCGTCCCACTGCACGTAGTAGTCGAGCGTTGGTTCGTCGAGCGCGCCGATGTCCAGGCGGCCCTGTACGTCGAGGTCGATCATCGCGTGCACGCGCTTGCCACGTTCGCGACCGCCTTCGGTGAAAAAGACATCCGCGCTCTCGTTGCGCAGGAGCGACAGCGCCTGCGTCACGCTGATGCACGGTAGGCCGCGCCGCGTGTAGCGGTGGTTCGCTTCGTCGAATACGAGGTCTGGCGTGGGGCGGCGGAAGGCGCTCACGTCGCAATCTCCTTATCGTGCTGCACGGATTGCATGGCACATTCCCGGCACTTCTCTGCGCCCTTACCGAACTCGTACGCTAGGGACGCGTCGAACAACGCACAGCGGAAGTGCGAGATTGATTGCTGGATGAAATGCTGCGTCTCATCGCGAAAATGGATGCAACGGAAATTCTGCTCCGGCGGCATATTCGTACGGTAAGCCCAGTTTACGCACAGCGGACCATCAGGTACTTCTGCTGTGCGCTCGCAAATCACCTTAACCACGGTCGCTCTCCTTCTGCGGCGGAGAGATGGCGGCGGCGAGCATGGAAGCCTTGATGGCCCTATCGCGCGTTGCTTGGCACGAAAGATCGGCGTCGCGCGATACGGGGATCGCCACATACGCCTCGTGCTCGTGACGAATCCATCGTGCGTTCGCAATTCCCCACCGATACAGCTCAGCATCGCGCTCGATACCATCCGGCCCGCTCACCGCTTGCGCGGGCGATGCTTCATCTTCCCGCAGCTGCTTGATGATCTCGTCGAACACCTGGTGCGTCTTGTGCACGAGCAGCATCTTGATGAGGCGAACAAACACGCGATCGACGAGTGGCTCGATCAGGGCCTTCGCTTCGGCGACCTTCTCGTCGCTCAAGTTCATGGCCGCGGCACCAACGCAAGGGCGTCCGACAGGCCGCGGATGTAAAGCACATGAGCCTTCGTGAGCTTCTTTCCGTTCGTGCGCCGAGTGCCATAGGCACCGAACGTACCGATGAACAGGCTCCACTCGGTCTTGAATCCTTCGCCGAAGGTGCGCGCGGCGTTCTCGTCGATGATACGTGAGTAGTCGTCGACGATCCGACGGCATTCACGCGCCGCACGCATGGCTGCGCGAGGTCCGATCTTCTTCATGTGGTCAGTCCTCGAAAATCATCTTGATGAAGTGCCACGCGAAGATCACCCCGATGACGCACAACGTCACGGTTACCGCGGCGTCAGCCCATTGCCCTGTTGTGCATGCGCTCATTGGATCTTCCCCTCGGCCCAGGCGATGACGTCGTTGAGATTGCCCTTGTTCACGGCCGGCCAGCGCTCGGCGAGTTGCGCGCTGCTCTTGCCGTAATGCGAGCACTTCGTCGTCAGGATGCGAGCCATCCCGGCAGTCAGCGGCTCGCCGTCACCGACCGGCGGCAAGCGGAACGCTTCCGGCGCACCCTTCGGTTCTGCGACGGCGGTCGGCTCCGGCGGTGCATCGAACGGCGCGCCACCGCCGGTATCGCCCGCCTTCTCGACCGGCGTGAAACTGCCTTCGATCGGCTCCTTGTCCTTCGCCGGCTGCTTGGCAGCGGCCGCTTGCTTCGCCGCCTGCTGCGCGGCGCCGGGTGTCGGACCCGGCTTCACGTCGGCTGCCGGCTCCTTGAATCCCGCCGGGTCCGGCTTCACGGTCGTCGTAGGCTCGCGCGTCGGGAGCGGCGCGGATTGCACGACCGTCACGGTCTGCGGCTCGTCGTCCATCTCGTCCGGCGTCGTGACGCCAAGCAGGACTTCCGGCGCGTAGATGCGTGCCCACTGGCGCGTGCCGCGGTACACGAGCATCGACTGCGGATCCTTGTCCCAGTTGTTCGGGACTTCCTTCTTGCCGCCGCTGTTCTTGTCGTCGATGTGCGTGCGCGTGCGCCAGCCTTTCACGGAACCGGAGATGCTGACCGGCTCGCCGCCCTTCGGCGTCGCCGTGATCGTGATCGCGAGGTTGTCGCCGGCGCCGGAGAAGTCGTACTTGAAGTGGCCTTCGATCGCGCCGAGCGACTTCAGTGCCGCGGCGACGAGCTTACCTTCGTAGCACAGACGGCCGTGCACGACGCTCGTGCACTGCGCGACTGCGAACGGGTCCATGCCCCAGCGATGCGCCTGGGCGACGATCATGTAGCAGTCCGCATCCTTCTTCTGCAGGTGCGTCGGGATTAGCGTCGACGCGGCCATCATCTTCGCGAGCGTCGTGGCCTCGACGATGTTGCGCGGCATGAGCGCGAGCGGGCTCGGCGGCGCCTCGCGGACGATGGTGAGCTGCTGCTGTTCTTCGGACATCGGTGGCTCCTGAGTGGTTGACGTGTTGCGATGACGGGCGGGATCATCCCACCGACCGTTGCGTGTGTCAACACGAAATGTGCTGACACAAAATGTGTTGACACGCCACATTCATTCCGGCAGGATGCGAACCCATGAACGCCAAACTACTGCGCAAGCATCTCATCGAGCGAGACGGCAAGAGCATCAACGGAAAGGTGAAGCAGACCGGCGAGGAACTGCGCCGGATCGCTGACGCCGTGAGCATGCACCCGCGCTCGCTGTACCAGATCGCCGAGGGCTGGCGCGAGACGAAGCCGGTCATGTGGGACGCGATCGCAGCCGCGATCAACAACGGGAGTAAACCGTGAACGTTGGCTTTTGGGTTGTGTGGTGTCCGACTCATGGCGCGCCGAAGGTGCGTCACGACATGGAGTTTTCGGCAATCGCCGAGGCGCGCAGATTGGCCGAAGCCAACCCTGATCGCGAGTTTTTCGTGCTGCAGGCAACGCATTCGGTGACGAAGCCGACCGTCGTCGTCAGCAAGTTGAGCGAACCGCTTCCGTTCTGAAGGAGAACGTACGTGAAGAAAGATCCGAAGTGGCAGAACACGAGCCTCGGGCGCGAGCGCCGCGAGTTCCTCAACCAGCGCATTCGCGAGGTGGCAATTGCCGGACGCGGCGGGCGCGGTAGCGAGCCCAAGGAGCCCGCATCGGTTCGCGCGGCGCGTGCGATCGTCGAGAAGTACGAATCCGATCGCCGGAAGATCGTCGATGAATCAGAAGTGGAACGCCGTTGTTTGTGCGAAGACGCTCGGCGGACGGTGCTGTTCACCGACGACCCGAAGGTTGCGATGACGGCTGTCGATGCACTGATCCGTACGGCGCGTATGCGCAGGTGGATCGCATGAAGAATTACCTCATCATCTGCAACGGCGTGATGTGGCGCATCAAGGCTGCCGACGTGGAGCAGCGCTACGATTGCGACGGTCGCCTCACCGCCATCCAGATCATTGGCAGCAACAACGTCGTCGCCGGCATCCTCTCCGGCGCGCAGCTCGTCGCGATCGAAGTCGACGTCTTCGATCCGCCGCTGGCCGACGCGCCGGCGCCGATCACCATGCCGGCTGGCGGCGTGGCGCACTGAAATGCGCACGGTTGACATCTACGTCCACGCCGACAGGGAAGGAATGTGGGGAAAGGGGGCCGAACTCGGCCTCGTCGGCGAGGAGCTGCGCATGTTTTCGTACGGATGCAGCGAAGTTCGTCTCACCATCGACGTGAACGACAGCGGCGCTGTCACAATCACGCACGTCGATGGGCGCAAGGTCGAGCAGCCATGAGCGAAACCGACGTCATGCACGAGATCATGGTCGAAGCCACGCGCCTCGGCCACCGTCTTATGAGGCACAACACGGGTGTGGCCACGCACTTCAACAAGCGCGGCGAGTTCACCGGCAAGGTGGCGTACGGCCTGTTCGGCAGTGGCGGCGGTGATCTCGTGGGGTGGACGCGGATCGTTGCCGGCACGCGGGCCGTGCCGGTGTTCACCATGATCGAGACGAAGAAGCCCGGCGGCAGCACGCATAAGAGGCGTCGCGAGCAACAGCAACAGAAGATTGACGCGGTGAAGGCGGCCGGCGGCATCGCCGGGTTCTGCTTCAGCGTCGAGGACTACCGCAAGCTGATCGAGGAGTACACGAGATGAGTATTGGTGCCGGCATGGAAAACGACGAAGGCTTCCTGCTCCGCCTCTACCGGGAGCGTGTGAAGGAGCAGCTCAAGGAGACGCTTCGCAAGGATATGGAGCCGCTGATCGAAGCGGCGGCGAACGCGGCTCTCGCCGACTTGAAGACCGTGCTGGAACTTCGCACGGATCAGCTGCGGTCGCATCTGCTCGTCCACGTTGAGGTGACGATGACGAAGAAGGATGCGGCGGAGACGCGGTCGTGAACGAAGCCATCGACCATCCCCAGCACTACGGCGGTGCCGGCAACCTCTACGAAACGATCAAGGTGATCGAGGCGTGGGAACTCGACTTCCTCCTCGGCAACACCGTGAAGTACATCTCGCGCGCCGGCAAGAAAGGCGGCGGCCTGAAGGACGAGATCGAGGATCTGAAGAAGGCGCGCTGGTATCTCGATCGGCGCATCAACAACCTGCAGCAGGGGGTGACGCCGTGATCCGCTGGCTCACCTACCGTATGCTCTACCGCTTCTTCAAGCGCGAGAACGGCCGCCTGCGCGAGGAGCTGGCAGAGTCCGATGCGGCTCGCGCTGCACTGCGGCAGCGCGTCGACCTGCTCATCAAGCGCAACGCCGCGCTCAGCCGGCGGCTTGTCTCGCACGAGCCTCGGGCGTAGGCTAGCCGATACCGCCACAAAAAAGAAAAGCCCCGCACGACGTGGCAACGAAGGCGGGGCGGAATCGGGCCGACTGGAAGGGTGCGGCGCGATCTGAGGGCACTATCGTAGCCCGCATAATCACCCTTCGCAACCGCAACGGGGTGAGTGTGTCCATCCAACTGCGCGATTACCAGGCGCGACAGCTCAGCAGCGTCGTCGCCAGCATGAATCGCGGATGCAAGCGCAACCTGCTCGTACTGCCGACTGGCGGGGGCAAGGGCGCGATCGCGAGCTACGTCGCCGACAGCTCGGCGAAGCGCGGCAACGACACGCTCATCACCGTGCACCGCCGCGAACTGCTGCAGCAGATCTCCGAGAACCTGGGCAAGTACGGCGTGCCGCACGGACTCGTCGCCGCGGGCTGCCGCATGCAGCCGTGGCACCATGTGCAGGTCGCGCTGATCGGCTCGCTGAAGTCGCGCCTGCGCCACCTCAAGACGCCGTCGCTGGTGATCCCCGACGAGGCGCACCACTGCCGCGCCGCGTCGTTCGAGTGGCTGTTCGAGACGTTCCCCAATGCGCACTTCCTCGGGCTCACCGCCACGCCGCTGCGCCTCGATGGCCGCGGCCTCGGGAAGTGGTTCGACTCGATGCACGTCGGCGAGCCGATGGCGTGCCTGATCCGCGATGGCTACCTCTCCGACTACAAGCTGTTCGCGCCGCCGGCGCCGGACTTCAGTGAGGTGCACGAGGTCGCCGGCGAGTTCAATGCGAAGGAGCTGCGCGCGGAGATGGCGAAGTCGACCATCACCGGCGACGCGATCCGCTTCTACGCCGAGCGCGCGCGCGGTCTGCCGTGGCTGGTGCGCAGCCTCGACATCGAATCCAGCAAGGAGATCGCCGCGAAGTTCTGCGCGGCCGGCATCAAGGCGAAGCACGTCGACGCCACATCCTTTGACCGGAAGGCCATCTTCGATGGCTACCGCGCGCGCGGGTTCGACGTGATGTGCAACGTGGAGCTGGCCGGCGAGGGCGTCGACATTCCTGGCATCGTGGGCGTGAGCGACCTGCGCCCGACGAAGTCGCTGACGTCCTGGCTGCAGTTCGTGGGCCGCGCGCTGCGCCCCGTGTACGCTCAGGGCCGGCCGCTCGACAGCGTCGAGGCGCGGCTGGCCGCGATCAAGGCGGGACCGAAGCCGCACGCGTGGATCTTCGATCACGTCGGCAACTCCGCACGACTCGGCTTCCCCGACGACGCGCGCGAGTGGTCGCTGGAAGACACGAAGCGCAAGCAGAACAAGGCGGCGCCGGTGTGGACGTGCCAGGCATGCTTCGCATCGTTCAGCAGCCCGCATCGCCTGTGCCCCGAGTGCGGCGCAGTGATGCATGAGACCGGCATGGGTCGCGCGCCGGTCGAGGTGGTCGACGGCAAGCTCGAGGAGGTCGACCGCGAAGCGGCGCGTGCCGCGGCGGCGAAGCAGCAGGTCGTGTTCAAGGCTCGCAACGAGCGCAAGCGCGCGATCAATGCGTGCAAGACGCTCGAGGAGTTGCAGCAGTACGCGCGCGAGCACGGCTACAAGGAAGGCTGGGCCGCCCACATTCTTGAAATCCGCGGGCAATACGCTCGCGGCGAGAAGTACCGGAGGAGAGCATGAGCCTGGTCACCGACTACGCGCTGCGGCCCATCGACGACAAGGAGATGATGGCCGTGATCCCGCGCAAGTACTGGCAGGAGTACCGCCGCCTGGACGAGGCGATGCAGATCTTCCTGTTCCACAATCCGTCGCGATGCCCCGAGGTCGATGCGCTCGCCAACGTCGACGTCAAGATGCGCGTGATCGGCATCGTTTCGGTCGCGCGCGCCGAGAACGTGACGTGGGACAAGACCATCCAGATTGTCGCCGCGCAAACCGGACGCACGCTCAGCGAGAGCACGTTGCGGCGGTGGGTGAGCGAACAACAGACCGAGGAGAGCTGCTGCAATGGGTAACCGATTCGGACGCAACCAGCGGCGCCGCATGCGCGCCGAGATCGAGGCCGCGCAACAGCGCGAGGCGTCATGGCATCGACAGGCCGATATGCAGAAGGGGCTGTTCAGCCGTGAAGCAGCGTGTCGTCTGGCGGCCGAAGCTCGCCTCGCGCACATCGTCGAGACGATCTCCCGCCTTTGCCCGGACTCGGCGCTGCTGCCGGCTAACGCGAAGATCACGGCGCGCGAGTTCGACCACATACGCGGCGTCATACGCTACCAGATATTCAGGCCGATCGACCATTCGATCCAGTTCTCGGGACCGGAAACATCCGCCTACTCGGAACGGATAGTCGACCTCAACAAGGTCGAGATGGTGATGCATCGCGACGCGCAACAGCTCGGGACGCACGTCGCTCTCCGTGTTGCCGACAAGAACGAGTTTGCGTACGCGCTCTCGGATTCCGCGCTCGCTTACATGGAGCCGGAGATGCGCGAGCATGCGGTGCGCAGAGCGGCAGAGAAGCTCATCGAAGGATTCGAGCAGGGCATGAAAGAGCGGCGCATGCGCGCCGTGCGGTGAGGCGGAGATGCCTCGTGTGATCTCGCAATTCTTCACGACCGGAAGCGAGTTCGATCTGCCGTGGTGGGAGGCGGTCGATGTGTCGTGCCTGCGCATCTTTCAGTCGACAGCTCCGCAACGGATGGATCGAATCAGGCTCGGCGACAACATGGAACTCGTGATCGACCATCCGTACGGCATCGCGCGTGAAGGCGCCAAGGGAATCATGCGCCAGCGCGGGTGGAGGCCACAAAAAGCATGAGCCTCGGAACCGGAATGACCGGCGCACACCTGCCGACAGCGATCACGCAGACGTGGCTCACGCCGCCGGCGATCCTCGCCGCGCTCGGCGAATTCGATCTCGATCCCTGCGCCGCGCCGGAGCCGCGTCCGTGGTCAACGGCGACGCGCATGATCTCGCTGCCCGATGACGGCCTTGCTGATGCGTGGGAGGGGCGAGTGTGGCTCAACCCGCCGTACGGTCGTGACACCGCGCGCTGGCTTGATCGATTGGCCAGCCACGGCGACGGCATCGCGCTGATCTTCGCGCGCACGGAAACCGACATGTTCTTCGAGCACGTATGGAAGCGCGCTCATGCGCTGCTATTCATCCGCGGTCGACTGACCTTCTGCAAACCCTGCGGCACGCCAGCCGATGCGAACGGTGGCGCTCCTTCCGTGCTCGTTGCGTACGGCGAGCGCAACGTGCAGTGCCTGGCGTCGTGCGGCATCGATGGCGCCCTGTTGAGGATGCGCACCGCATGACCACCATCGGCCCAGCCCGCCCGCCGCGCATCGACCGCAGCCAGGTCATCAACACCGTGAGGCTGTCGGACATCATCGCGCAGACGCAGGAGGTGAAGCGCGACGGCCGCGAGTTCGTCACGCTCTGCCCATTCCACGCGGACAAAAATCCGTCGCTGCACATCAACGACGAGAAGGGCTTCGCGTACTGCCACCCCTGCGGGCAGCACGTCAACGCGATCGACTGGGTCATGCACACGCGCGGCGTCGACTTCAAGCGCGCGTGCGAGCTGATCGCCGACATCCGGTCGGCCGACGGTCCCGAGCGGCCGCAGGTGCAGCGTAAGCCCAAGCAGCTCAAGTACGAGACGTTCCCCGTGCCGCCGACGGTGCGCACGCCGGACATGTCCATCTCGATCGAGTCCGCCACCGGCGAGCGCGTCACGCTCAACGCTGTCGCGACGTGGGCCTACCGCAATGCCGACGGCGCGCTCATCGGCTACGTCGCGCGCTACGTCGACCTCGACGGCGAGAAGACGATCCGCACCTGGACGTGGGGTTCGATCGAGAACCGGCGCCCGATGTGGCACTGCCGGCGCTGGGCGCGGCCCTACCCGCTCTACGGGCTCGAGAAGCTGAACCAGCCCGGCGCCGTCGACAAGCGTGTCGTGCTCGTGTCCGGCGAGAAGACGGCCGACGCGGTGCAGGCGCTCATGCCCGAGTCGATCGTGATGACTTGGTGCGGCGGCGACGACAGCGCCCGCTACGCGGATCTCGAACCGATCGCTGGCCGCGCCAACGTGATTCTGTGGCCCGATGCCGACGCCTCCGGGTTGCGCGCACAGGCCACGCTCGTCGACGAGCTGAGCGCGATGGTGCGCAACCTCTACGTCGTGCACGTCGAAGACATGCCGAAGGGCTGGGACGGCGCGGACGGCGCCGAGGCGGGGTGGAGCGACACGCGCCTGCGCCAGTGGCTGAACGAGCTGATCGTCGCCGACGAGCTGCCGCGCCTGCGGAAGTGGGACGCGCGCACCGGCGGCCCGCTCGTGAAGCCGGCGCCGGTCGCGGACCCGCTGGCCGACGAGGACCGCGCCGAGAAGGAGCCGTCCATCGCCGAGCGGTTCGGGCTCAACGGCGTGTACTGGAAGTCCCAGCCGTGGCGGCACATGCTCATCCTGGGCGGCGAGGATCACGAGTCCTTCATCCGCTGCGACCACAACGCCGCGGTGCCCCTGCGCTTCGCCGAGGAGCTGCAGGGGCTGCTGCGGTTCAACGAACTGTCCGGCGCGATCACGATCACGCGACCGCTCCCGTGGGGCGACATTGAGGGTACATGGCGCGACGACCACACGACCCGGCTGAGCCAATGGTTCAACCGCATCGGCATCAACCTGTCGCGCGACATGATCCAGAACGCCGTCGAGGCCGTCGCGCGCGAGCGCCCGTTCAACCCGGTGCGCGACTACCTCAACTCGCTGCAGTGGGACGGTGTCGACCGCCTGGACGCGTGGCTGCCACGCTACGTTGGAAGCGTCGACTCGCCCTACACGCGCGCGGTCGGCTCGCGCTGGATGATCTCGGCCGCGGCCCGCGGGATGGTGCCCGGCACGCAGGTCGACACCATGCTCGTGCTGGAAGGACCGGACGAGGGCGAGGGAAAGACCAGCACGTTCCGCGTGCTCGGTGGCGACTGGTTCTCGCCGCTGCGCGGCAAGATCGGCTCCGACGACGGGCGCGCCGGTCTGCAGGCGGCGGAGTCGTGGATCCTCGAGTTCGGCGAGCTGGCCGCGACCAAGGGCGCGGACTTCGAGTCGCTGAAGGACTTCCTCACCACCACCGAGGAGACGCTGCGCCGGCCGTTCGCGCGCAACTACGAGCGCGTGCGTCGCGTGGCCGTGTTCGCCGGCACCGTGAACAACGACGATTGGCTGCCGCCGAGCGGCAACCACCGCCGCTTCTGGCCGGTGCGTGTGGGTAAGCGCGTGGATCTCGCCGCTTTGAGCGCGGACCGGGACCAGCTGTGGGCCGAGGCCGTCGCGCGCTACCACGCGAAGGAGCACTGGTGGATCAAGTCCGAGGAGGAGGAGCTGGTGCTGGCCGCTCGGGCGATGCGCGAGTCACGCAAGGCGCGCGACGTGTGGATCGAGGTACTCGAGGAATGGTTCGCCGACGACAAGCAGTATCAGCGCTCGAAGTTCACGACGGCCGAGATCGCACAGAAGGCCATCGGCATCGACATGCAGAAGTTCGACCTGCCCACGCAAAAGCGTCTCGCTGCAGCCCTGCGTGCACTCGGCATGGAGCGCACGCAGGTATGGGACAAAGAGCAGAGCAAGAACACGAAGGGGTGGGTTAGGCTGGATCTGCTGGCGGGGGCGTGATAGCCACGGCGTCGTCGCGGATGTGCTTCACGACCCACTCACGCACGCGCACCCACCGAGCGGCCGGCGTCTCGTCGCGATAGCAGAAGTCGTCGTCGTTGATGGAAGCAACCTCTTGCGCGAGCGGCTCGGCGATGTCAAGCGCTTTCGCGATCCGCTCCGAGTCGTATGGGTCGATGACAGACATGTCGAGCCCGCGTGCGTGTCCGCACAGGCCGAGCGCGCAGTAGGCGCCATCCACCTGCAGCTCCTCGTCGATCAGCTCCTTGATCGGCATCGCGTCGAGCGCCGCGAGCAGATCGCGCAGCATCCGCTGTCCGCGCTTCCCTCGGATCGCTGATGCCACCCGGCCGCGCCATTTGATGAGGGCCCAGGGCTCAAGGTCGTCGCTGTATCCGCTGCGGCTCATGTGGTCGGCTCCTTGAAGGCGGCGGCCGCTGCACCCTGAGCCGCACGGAACCGTTCCCACTCCTTCTCGTTCGGCCACTGGTAGTTCGCGATCGGATACGAGGCGGCGACCAACTCCGCCACCTGCGCATCCCGCGCACGGCGTTCGGCCACCCCTGCCGCCAATCCGCGAATTGCCGAGCAAGCTCGGCTGATGGCATTGCTGCCATCGAATCCAGTCGCCCAATTCGGAACGGAACGGCACAGCTCGGTGTGCACGGCTTCCCATGCTTCCGCTTGCTGCTTCATGGACTCCGTGAGAACGGGCCGTTCGCGAAGCTCGGTGAGTTCGGCGAGCAGGGCGGGGATAGCGGCGATCGCACGCGCGTCTGCAACTTGTTGTTCTATTCCGCGCCAGTCACCTTCTTCCTTTCCAACCGTCGCGATCGTTTTGGCGAAGCCGTTGCTATGGAACGCGGTCCTATCCGCATTCCCGCCTTCGTCGCGCCAACCGGGATGAACGCGAGTCAAGTCTGACCCGACGCGCCACGGCCCCGGCGTATGCCCGCGCAGCGATTCCAGGTCGACGGGATGAGTGCTCATTTTGAATTCCTCTTGTCGGTGATAGCCACGGCGATGACATGCTGAGGCTTGCACGCTGAAGCGTGCGCGTCCGCCAGCAGCAGCCGTTCGATGACTTCGCGCTTCGCGATCTCGCGCGTACGCGACAGGAAAGCCAGGCATTCCAGCGCCGCGGCCGAGAGCCGCACTTGGATCACCCTCGACCCGCCTGAGCGCGCGCGATCACGAAACCGCGCGACCGCATCGGCTCGTTTCTTTTTGTCCCGCATGGGTTACCTCCGTTCAATTTTTGCGTGATAGCCCCGGCGACGCTGGTCGACCGGGGCGGTTGCTCAGCGCAACGCCGTGCCAAGGCACGCCAGCACACACAGCACCAGCACGAGCGCGGCGACGCCCACGGCGTGGTCCACGATGCGCCAGGCGAGCGAGGGGCGGCATAGCGGGCAGTCGCAGCGACGCGGCTCGGGGTCGCGGTAGGGGGCCATGCGTCAACCCTCCGCCGCGGTAGCCGGCCACGTCACGCGCCACGCGCGGACCCATTCGTGGCAATACCAGGCGCGGCAGCGACGGATGGCCGATCGGGGAATGCTGGCATCCGCGCACGCTCGGCGCGCGATGGCGTAGGTCTGGAAGTAGCGGGTCATGGTCAATCCTCGGGATGCTTGAACGTGGTCGACAGCACGATCCAGCCGCGCGCCGTCTCGGCGATGCGACGCGCAGACGAAACGCGGATGGCGGTCGCGCAGGTCGCGGCGGTTCATGGCGCCAACTCCGCGCAGCAGTCGTCGCAGTACTCCCCATCAGCGTCGCTCGACGTGCTGAACACGGGGTGCACGCGATTGCCTTCACGATCCACGGCGCGCCACGGGATGCCGTGCTCGTCGCCGGGGCCGCAGTCTTCGGCGGGGTATTGGAACGGCGTGCGTTGATGGCGCTTGCGCGTGCAATCTGGGCAGTGCAACGCCGCCTCATATGCGTAGGCTATGATCGCGTTAATCATTGGAAAACTCCTTGTTCAGTGTGTCCGCGACGGCCTGCGCCGCCCGCTCGTCGATCAACGCTTCGCCGTGCGGCTCCCAGTGCACGCGCCCGTCGGGATCGAATGCGATGATGCGCTCGACGCGCCAGACGGTGCGATAGTCGCGCGCCACCACTCCGGGCGGCGCAAGATGCGCGGGAATACGCTCGCGCCATGCACGCACGAACCACGGTCCGGGCAACGTCGTGACATGTACGCGCGTGGTCATGGCATCACCTCGCACGGCACATACTCCGACCCGTTCCAACGCTGCAAACGCGACGCGACGATTTCTTCGTGCGTGCTGCGCGATGCTTGCACGAGCGCATCGTCGTCATCCGTGGCGCCTATCATTATCCAGCCGTAGCGACCGTCGTACCTGTACGAAAGGAGCGGAGCTTGCGCGAGCGGCCTATGGCATGGGTAGTCAATGTCGCTGCGATGAAGCGCGAGAGCGCGACGCTTGTGTGGATTCTCGGGAACGTCCATTGAGCTGAGGTGAGCGAAGTGCAGGAATGCAGCGACGCGCCTGCAAAGGTCATCGCTTGCGCCAAGCTCGCGCAGCTCGCGCATGATGCGGGAGGGGTTGCCTTGCGTGCTCATGCGCGCACCTCGCGACCGTTGCGGTAGAAGGGGCCGGTATAGCCGAGCTTGCGGCACTCCGCGATAACGGCGCGGATCGTGCGATGCGATCCTCCGGGACTGCAATAGCCGACCACTGGGCATCCGATTGTCGAGTCCGGCGCGTCGCAGTGGAACGCGCGGAAGAACCCGTCGCGCTCGGCGTTGTTGTCGTTCCAGATTTGGATTATCACGGGCGCACCTCCGGCACGATCGCATCGCACTCGACGCCGACGTCGCGCGCGGCCTTGCGCGCCAGCTCGCACAGCGACGCATCTTGCGGCAGAACGGCGGGCAGCGCGGACCGCGGCATGCGGTACGTCGCGCCTTCCAACTGGACGCGCACGGAACGCGCGCCGACGCGGATTGCCTTCACGCCGAACAACAGATAGTGCGCGGTCGGCGGAACGATGAGAGTGTGCAGCGTGCTCACGGCGTCACCTCGCAAGGCTGGAATGAGGTGATGGGCTTCGCGCGCGTGAACGTGTCGCCGCGGCAGAGCACGAAACCCACATAGCCGCGCTTGGCGCATTCGCTGCGCGCTACCGCGATTTGCGATGCCAAGCTCTCGCGCCCGTCGAGCACGATTACGCTGCGATCGCCGGTTGCTTCGATCGGCATTTTCTGGCCGTCGAATCGCGGCGGTAGCGAGCCAGTGACGTAGCCGGTTGACAACTGGTAGAAGCTCGCGAAGATCACGGCGTCACCTCCGCGGCAGCCAGCGCAGCGCGCGCGTACGCGGCGAGCTTGCGATGCGCGGCGACCCAGCCGGCGCCGCCAACCTCATCCGATTGGCCATCATCGGATGCCGCGATCGCGCGCAGCGCCGCGACGAGCGAACGATGCGAGCACACGGCGGTCGCCACTAACGACGCGGGCTGCGCCTTGCGGTACAGGCCCTGCGGATCGTCGCGCAACAGCGCCGCGGCATGCTCGACGATCGCGAGCGGCGACGTGTGGCGCTCGTGCGCACTCGCCGCGTCCAGCACGGCGCGCGTCGCGATGCGGGCGCACTGGTAGTGCGGGAGGCCGATCGGCGCAGGCGCAGCGGGCTCCGCGCCACACGTCGGGCAATAATCGGCAGCCGCGTGGATCGCCATGCACCGCGGGCAGGTAGCCAGCGCGAGCGCGTCCGGCGCCTCGGTAGTCGCCCAGTCGTACAGCCGCGATTCCAGCTCGGCGAGCGTGTAGCCGTCGTGCAACTGGTTGCCGATGGTGAGGCGCCAGCCCACGGCGACACCGGGGTCGCGATACACGCGCTCAAGATACAGCGGCGTGACGCCCCGCGCGCCGTACAGCGCGCCCGCGACGCCCTCCACGGCTTCGCCAAACTCGCCCAGCTCGCGGCCGAGGTCGACCACGTCGCGACGCGTGGCGCGGAACTGGTCGAGGGTCATGCGGGGCGCAGCGGGCGCCTCATCGGCCTCGATGCGGTCCCAGCCGCGGGGCGTCGCGGGCGCCACGTTGAAGCCCAGCGGCCCCGCGTTCGCGTTGAGCGCGGCGCATTCGGCATCGCGCAGCGTGGGCCACACGAGCTGATGCCCGCGCTCGTTGCGCAATTCCTCAGTCAACGCGGGCGCGTCGCCAACGCGGGGAGCCAGCACGCGCTGCACGACGTATCCATGCAGGATGCCGTCGGGGCCGGTTGCGGGCGCAGGATGCCAGAATTCACGGGAAGCGGTATTCATGCCGCACCCCCAGCGCGCGCCACGCGTACCGCAATATGCTGAATACCTGCGTGAGCGGGGATCGGCGGGATGGCGCCCCCGTTCTCACGCCACGCCTCGGGCGTGTAGTCGATGCGCGAATCGACGAACTCGCCGCGCACCTCGTCCGCCTCCTCGACGGGGTTCAGCGTGCGCTGGATATGCGCCCAGTACGTACCATCGCTGCACCGCGACACCTCGACGTGTCCGCCGGGGAACTTGACGACCGCGGTCGCGGGCTCGGGGTTGCGGCGATCGCCGCGGATGGTGACGACGAGCGCGTCGTCGCAGTGCGTGACCTGGAATTGCTTCGCCATGCTGGCCTACCTCGCTCGGCTCGGCGCCGAGAGTGCCACGGCCGCGAGCTGCGACCGCGTGCGCATGATTGCACACATGATTACACACATGCAAGCACCGGCCCCGAACGCCCCGCAAGCCCCGTGCAATCCCAGCGCCAGCCCGCCCGAGTCCCGCAACCGGCAGGCCGATTGTAGCCTCCACGCGAACAGTCAACCTGCGCTCCGCGTGCGTCAGCGCCTCGGAATTCCTATCCCTTAAAATTATGTTAATTGAGATCTGTTGCTATGGCGCAACACACCGTCTCACAGAAACGTGAGACTATCCACAGAAAACCCAACCCGTGTTATCCCATTCGGTATCGTATGGGATAGGAAAAAAACCTTGCTATTCATTCTTCTATCCTTTCTATCCTTTCTATCCTTAGAAAAAAGTGGGAGAGATATAGAAATGGCCATGTCTGGTATACCGGACAAAATGTAAGGTATAGCTTACGTCGCTGCCGTAAAAGCTTCCACAATGGTTCCGGAAGGGCTAGAAGGGCTAGAAGGGATAGAATTAAGTATACTTAACAATTGCCCGAGAGCCCGATTGTTGTCGCTTTTGGCGCTAATCGGCAGCCGGTGTCGCGGTGTCGGCAGCGGTGTCGCAGCGGTGGCATGGCGCTGGGGCCTGAAACGACAACGCCCCGCGCAGGGCGGGGCGTCTCGGATGCCGCAGGGAGGCTTGGTCTCAGTCGCAGTCGACGTTGTACGTCACGATCGCGCCCCCGCCGCCACCGCTCGCGCTGAGGCCGGCCAGCACGCACCCCGTGAGCGTCAGCGTGCCGCCGCCCGCCATCGCGAATTCGGCGTCGACGTTGCCGCCTTGCGTCCCCGTGCGGTCGGGGATCGCGCCCGTCGAGGTGCATCCCGAGCCCATGAAGCGGCCCCATTGCGTCGAGTCCCACGGCGCCGCCCACGTCGAGCACGTCACGGTCTCGACGAGCAGCGGCTGAAGGATCGTGAATTCGACGAGCACCGTCGGGCATGGGCCGCGCGTATCGAAGCCGGAGGCAAACACGAGGTCGGGCTGGGCCAGGCCGGCGCCGGTGGTGGCGAAGCAAGCGAGCGCAAGGGCTCGAGCGAGGGTGAGGGTACGCATGGGTAGGGCTCCTGAGGGACGGCCACGGCGGCCGCTGCGCCTATCTTGACTTTCAAGGGGTTGAAATTCAAGATGCCGTTGCGGGGAACGGGACGGCCACCCCGCGCGGCGAGGCGCACCCTGCCGCGACGCGTGCCGTACGCGTCAAGCAAGGGGGCGAAGTGACGGCAGGGCGGGCTGGTCGCGTAGCGGCCGCTCGCGCTCATCGGGGCGCACCTCTGCCCGCCCTGCCGTTGCGACCCAATCCACCAAGCCCGCGCATGCCCGCGCTGGCCACCATCACGGAGCACTACAGCATGCGCACGCTCACGTTTAGCGATGAAAATTTTTCAATCATCGATCGGTTTCTGTCGGCCTGGGCCGGCCTGCCCGGAGAGGCATGGCGAGACACGCGCGCGGCGGAAAAATCGCAGGCCCCGAGCGATTCCGAGGGCCAGGCCGGGGTCGATCCCCTCGCTGCGCTGCAGCCTGGAGCAACACCCCTCTCCAATTCGCAGCTCATTTTTTCGGAAATTCAAATCCCCTACTCCGTCCTGAGCGCCTTCACCGCTCTGCTCAACGATCTCGAGCGCATCCTGGTGAGCCCGCACAGCGCAGGACAGGCGCTCCGCTTAGCGCTCGCCTATCTGCACTCGCTCGGCATCATCGCGCTCCCTGCGGCAGCTCCCGCTGCGCCGGCTTCTGAGCCTCGCACGGTTTTCTCGGGGAACGAAACGCGGTTTAGTGGGCTCGTGCAGCAGCAGATCAGCGGCGTCACGGGATCGCCGCGCGCACCCGCTGCGCTGCTGCCGGTGGACATGCCGATGCCGTTGCGGGCGCGGCGCGCCGCGGAAAACGCCATGCGCCTCGCGCGGGCCGACACGGTTGCGGAAGGCGCACTCGGGTACATCGTCCGCGAGGTCACCAACACCATGATCGAGTGCCGCGCGGTGGCGGTTGTCGAGCCCGCTGCGCAATCCGGCGAGCCTGCGGCGGGCGCGGGCGCGGAGGAGGGGTCGGTGCGCATCGGCGACCCGCTAACGTTCGAGGCGTCCAAGGCGGTCGCGTTGGACGGGCCCTGGGTAACCGCGGAGCAGGCGCACGCGATCATCGGCTTCACGCCGACCAACGACAGCTTCTCCACAGTCAATCGCGTCATCCGCGGATGCCTGAATCTCGGCGTGGTGCAGCTGCCGCCACAGCGCCTCGCTCCTGGCACCACCATGCCGGCGAATGCCTGTCGCGTGGTGCGCGACGCGCTCGTGGTCGGCGATTACTCGGATTGGATCGCAGAGGAAGTCGTGCGCGAAGTGACCGACGCGATGATCGACGCGGGCATCGTGATGCCGGTTCCGGCTGCGCCGGCGTACATGCTCAAGCCTGGCGACACGGTGCACGGCGCGGAGGGTGCGCGGGTCATCTCGACCAGCATGAGCGGGCAGGAGATCGCAGCGATGCGGGTGCCACGCGCCGCGTATGAGCGGTATCCGGGCGAGGCGTGGATCAATCCGCAGAGGGTGTCGCCGAGCGCTTACGACTACGTCGTCAAGCAACTCATCCGCGTCGCGAAGGAATTCCGGGTCGACGTCAACATGCGTACCTATGCCAGCATCGCCGACAGCATCATCGCGGTGCGCGACATCGGCGTCGCCGAGCGTCAGCGACTTGCCGCCGCGCTAGGTGATGGCTGGTCGCCGGAGTCACCGATGCTGGCGGTCGTGGATGAGGCGATCGCGCGCATTGGCCTGCTCCGCAAGCAGCGCGAGTTCTCCGACGGGCTCGTCGCGCAGATCGACCGGCTGCGCAAGCGGCTGGAGCTGCGCAATGCTGATTCGAGAGAAGTGATCGACGCAGCGTTCACCGTCTTCGATCGGTTCGATGCGTCGGTCGAGGCGGAGCATGCGGGCGTCGTGAACGAGGAGCCGACCACCTTCCCCCTCGACATCGAACTCCACGGCCGCATCGCGTACCGCGGGAACGACCGCGAGGGCCGCGCGCAGGTACCGCAGCTCATCATCGACAACCGCACACAGCTGCAGCGCATGCGCTTGCAACTTGCTGCGCATGGCAAGACGGAGCTGGACGCGCTGTTCGAGCGCGTCGACCAGATCGGGGAGTGGACGCGGCGGATCTTGCTCGAGAAGCCGAGCGCAGGAGAGGTCGAGCGCATGATTCTGCGCTTGCCAGCGAGATCTGCGGAGGATACGCAGGCAGCAATCCAGACGCTCAACGCGCAGCACCTGCATGAAGCATCCGTGGCACCAACGACGCTCACCGAAGCCGACCTCGATGCCGGCGTGCCGCTGAGCGAGCCTGCACAGGAAGTGCGCGAGTGGCCGCGCGGTTCGATCGGCGGCATGGAATGGGACAACAAGGAAGGTCGCGTCGAGGTGCTCTACATGCGCGACGGAAAGAGGCGACTGCTCACGCTGAGTACGCTCAAGCTCGGCGCTGCAGAGATGTCGGCCATCAGGAACTACCAGTTCCCGTTCCACGCGCCGATCCCCGACGGCGCCTTCATCAGCGACGAGGAGATCCCCCATGCCCCGTGACCACAGGCTCGATCGCGACTACCAGATGGCGCAGGCCGTGCTCATCGACGGGCTCACGTATGACGCCGCGGGCGAGCGTTTCGACGTGTCGTACGAGCGCGTGCGGCAGGTTGTCGCGCGCTACGTGCAGCAGAAGCTGCGCATACCGGACCAGCAGTTTGTGCTCGGCTTGCGCGTGTGGCGCACCTGGGCGCGCGGCACCTGCTCGCGCAACGGCGAACTCGTCGTACCGGAGGGCTGAGCGATGGCCATGTCGAAGGAGGAGAGGGCCGCGTACGCGCGAGGATACGCGGCGGGCAAGAAGCGCGTGGTGCGCGAGCGCTCGGCCGAGCACGTTGCGGCGCGCAGGAATGCGTTTTGGCAGCGTGCCTACCTGGCGTTCGCGCCCGTCGCCGTTACCTCGCCCAATTGGTCGATCGGCGACGAGAAGATGGACGACTCCAATAAGCGCATCGCTCGGCTTGCCGTCGCATGGGCAGACGCAGCCCTTGGGGCCGCGACAAAACAAGGCCGCATCTGATTCACCAACGCCGACCATCCCGGTCGGCGCAACTCAACGCCCGAAGGAGGGCATCATGGCACGCAAGACCAGCAAACAGCGCCACACCGCAGTCGGCATCGAGCGCAAGATTCGCGGCCGCAAGGTCGCCAAGGCTACGCCGGTCAACGGTTACAAGAAGCTCGCGCGCGACCAAGCCTCGGCACTCATCGACGCGCGTCAGCGCATTTCGGACCTAGAGCACGCGCTGGACGCGGCAACCTCCTGCGACCAGCCCTCGGCGCAGGCGGAGAAGCGCATAGGTTCCAGCAACCTCAACGCACCGCAGCCGCCGCAGTCCCCGATCGCCTCCGCCGTCGAGCGCTTGCAGCTCGAACTCAACGGCCTCACGGCGTCGCTGTCGCTGCTCAATGGCGGCCTCACGCCGGTGCTGCGGCCGGCTATTCCCGAGAAGGCTGGCGATAGCGCGGAGAAGTCGGCCACCTGCGAACTCGACGGCAAGCTCACCAGCATCGCCGATGGCATCCGCAGCACGACCGACTGGATCGACTCGATCCGCGCTCGGCTGATGCTCTGAAGGTGGCGGCGATGAGCATCCACCACGCCCAGTGGGAACTCGAGCGCTACCTGGAAACGCTCGTGCAGAACGAGCGCGTTGACCGCGAGAAGGGTAACATCGACGAGGCGGAGCGGCGCGCTCCGATCATCGCTGGCGTCAGGGATGGCATTGCGCTGCTGCGTCTCAGCCTGATCCCGAAAAGGCCGTTCGGCGGTCACGTTCCTCGGATCTTCTGCCCGCGCGACAGCGTGTGGTTATGCCCGCGTGATGGTGCCGTGAAGCTCGCCAGTGGCGAAAAAAGCGAGCATCGCGCTTCCATCAAGGCCGAGGTCATGGCCGTGACGTTCGCCGGCGACGAGGTGTTCTACGACCTTGCGCTGTACGACTACGAGGACAATGGCAGCTATCTCTGGCGCACGCCCCTGCTGCGGGTACCGTCGGACATGGTAGACCCGCGCGAGCCGGATACCGTGGTAGGCTAGCCGTGGCCTTCGGAGAGGACGCGATGATGCTGTTGCTTCGCTGTCTCGGCGCCTGCATCATCGCGTGGTTCCTTTGGGGGCGGTGGCGCCACCGCTGCCGCCCCTGTCGCTACACGCTCTACATCCACTTCGGCCCCCGGTGGATCTGGCGCGCGAATTCCCTGTGGGGCAGGAGAATCACCGTGGACACGAGCATCCCCGTCGGCGGCACCGCCGTCGCCACCGGCACCGTCATCGACCAGACCACCGGCCAGCCCGCGGACCCGTCCGGCCTCGATGGCGCGATCAGCTGGGCCTCGGGCAACGAGTCCGTCTTCACCGTCACCCCCACGGACCAGAACCACGCGGACGTCGTCGCCGTCGCCGCCGGCAGCGCGACGCTCGGCGCGGCCGCGAACTACCTCGGGCAGTCGATCACCGGCAGCGCCCAGGTGACCGTCACCGAGTTGCCGCACGCGTTCGCGATCGACATCCAGTTCTGATCGGGCGTCCATCGCACTGAACCGGAGCCCCCGCCGACAACGACAACAAGGCGGGGGCTTCTTCGTATCTGGGCCAAAGGAATGGGGTATGGACGTGAAGGATGGCACCGTGGCTCGAACGTAGAATGGACGTCACCGTCGAATTCTTGGTCGGCCTGGTCACTGCCACGGCGGGCGTGGTCGGGTGGGTGGAGAAACGCTTCCGCGACAGCCAGCGCGACACGACTAAAGCGATGGATGAAATCAAGTCAGAATTGGATGCGCAGGTTCGCGAACTCGAGGTGGCCGACATCCGCGTGGACAAGAAGCACGACGCCGAGCACCGCCTACACATGGAGCGCTTCGAGCGCGCCACGGCGGAGTTGAATCGCCTCGCCGCCGCGAATAACGAGCGCGCCGCTGCGCTGAATCGCGAGTTGGCCGAGATGAAGTTGCAGCACGCACACGAACGGCGCGAATATCCTACCCGAGAGCAGATCCGCGAGATGGTCGAGGCGTCATCGGCCCGATTGGAGTTGCGCATCGTCAACGCCGTACGCATTTCACAGGGGAAATAGCATGCGCGACCTGAAAACGATCCTCGGCCTCACGCACGAGTACGACGACTCGATCCGCGCTGCGGTCGCGACGTACATGCCGTCGGGCTGGAACTGGATGCTGACGAAGGCGCAGCTGATTCAGGAGTCGCTGCTGGACCCGAAGGCCGTGAGCCCGGTTGGCGCCGCGGGCCTCGCGCAGTTCATGCCCGACACCTGGAACCGCGACGTGATGAAGGGCATGAAGCTGCCCGCGGACGCGTCGCCGTTCGATCCGAAGTTCGCGATCCCGGCCTGCTGCTGGTACATGCGCAAGCTGATCCAGGCGTGGTGGATGGATCGCCCGGCCGCGGATCGCTTCTCGCTCGCGCTCGCTTCGTACAACGCCGGGTTCGGCAACCTCATCGAGGCGCAGAAGAAGGCCGGCGGCGCGCGCGACTACACGTCGATCATCCGCAAGCTGCCGTTCGTCACCGGCAACCACAACGCGCTCGAGACGTCGAACTACGTGGGCGACATCCGCTGGATCTATGAGCAGCTGCGCGGGCCGGTCGACTTCGACAACGTCGCTGCGGGTTCGGCGAGCACGGCGTCGTGAGTACGCCCTTCAAGGTTCCGCTGTTCGAGTACGGCCAGCACGTCAAGATCACTCCGCTCGATGGAATGAAGGCGCGTGTCGTCGACTGCCACCACTTCGGCGCACTTCAGGCTGTCGAGTACGACGTGCGCTACTTCCATGAAGGGAAGGATTTTCGCATTCGCGTCTTTGAAGACGAACTCGTTCCGGTGAGCTGACCATGCCAGACAACCGCGATTATCCGAAGGCGTATGGCTCGCGCTGCAACCGTGGCCGCGGCGTCATCTGCACGCGGCCGAAGCCGCATCGGCAGGTCAACCAGCACAAGCTGCGTGCTGCTCGCGAGGCCGCAGAACGCCGCGACGCGCGCGCATTCATCGCGTGCTGCGCCGCACTCTCGCTGACAGCGAGCGCCATCGCCTATATGCTGGCAGGACTGTGGACGCGCTGAGGTCGATCTACGCGGTCCTCCGTGACGTGATCGACAGTGGCGTGCTGTGGAAGCTCTGCTTCTTCGCCGCGCTCATGTACGCGATGCATGCGATGCACCGCCTGCAGAAGGACCGCGACGACAAGATCGACTTCTTCCAGTTCATCCAAGACCCGCTCACCGGGCAGCTGTCGCCGGTGCGCATGGCCTACATGGTCACGCTATCGAGCACGACCTACGTCTACATCATCGCGGCGACACGGCCGGGCGTGTCGCTCACCGAGATCACCTATCTGACCTTCATCTACGCCGGCATTTGGGTGACGAGCCAGGCGGCGAACAAGCTCGCGGAGCGCCCGCCGGCGCCGATCTTGCCGCCCGCGCCGGTCGCGCCTACAGTGACGGTCAACAACCAGCCACCCAGTGCTCCGAATGATGGAAGCGGCAGCCAAAACGGCTAAGATCATCACCTTGCCGACGCGCATGACGCAGCGCACGCTGCGCATTCGCGCGTTCGCGCGTCGCTTCGCCGAGACGATGGACCCTGGCGAGGCGTACCGCGAGATCTACCGGCCGGCGACGAATCCGCAGCCCGGCGACCGCTCGAAGGGCGAGCGGCTCATGCGGCTGCCCGAGGTGCAGAAGATCGTCGGCGACCTCATCAAGCCGACGCTCGTGCACATGGGCGTCGACGAGTCGTGGGGCTTGCGTCGCCTCATCGAGACGATCGACAGCGATATCACCGAATTCGCTGGGCCGAAAGGCGGCTTCATGTCGCTGCAGGAGATCCAGGAACTCCCGCTCGAGAAGCGCCGGCTCATCAAGAAGTACAAGGAGACGTTCGACCAGTACGGCGGCCTGAAGTCGCGCGAGGTCGAGCTGGAACCGAAGCAGCCTGCGATGGAGCTGTTCGCAAAGATGCGCGGCTGGGTGCGCGACGAGCAGCAGGTGCTCGTCGACGGCGACGCGCTGCTGCGGCTCATGGATCAGGCGGCCGCAGTCGCGGAGACGCGCACAGCACAGGTGCGCGCGGCCGCAGCGCAGTCGCGCACCGCGCAGCAATTCAGCCGTCCCGCGATGCTGCAACGCGACCCGGTCACGATCGAAGCGCTGCCAAGCCCGGTCGCGCCGGAGAAGCCGAGTGGAACTTGACTATGCCCTGACGCGCGAGCCGCAGACCGATGAGGAAGCCCGCGCGTGGGTCGAGTTCTGCTCGCGCTATCGGCACGACCCGCTCGGCTGGGTGCTTGCGGTCTACCCGTGGGGCCAGCCGGGCGTGCTCGAGAAGCGCTCGATCGACGACTGGCAGGCGCTCGTCCTCGACGAGATCGGGCAGCAGCTACGGCAGGGCGTGAAGCTCGTGCGAATCGCGGTCGCCGCGGCGCACGGTGTCGGCAAGACCGCGCTCGTCAGCTGGATCATCCACTGGTTCGAGAGCTGCCACCCACGCTCCGCGTGCAAGGTCACCGCCGGCACGCGAGACCAGCTCAACACGACGGCGTGGCGCGAGCTGGCGAAGTGGCAGGATCTCGCGCTGAACAAGTGGCAGTTCGAGTGGACGCAGACGCGCTACTCGTGCCGCTGGAAGCCGGCGACGTGGTTCGCCGCGGCGATCGCGTGGTCCGAGAACAACCCGGACGCGTTCGCCGGTACGCACGAAGACGTCGTGATGATGATCTTCGACGAGGCGTCGACGATCGCGAGCGTGATCTGGGGCGTCGCCGAGGGCGCGTTCACGACGTCGGGCATCTTCCTCGCGTTCGGGAACCCGACCGACGCGACCGGCGAATTCGCGCAGTGCTTCGGCAAGAAGAAGCACCGCTGGACGACGGTCAACGTCGACGGTCGCGACTCGAAGGTCGCCTCGAATCAGGAGCTGTACCGGCAGTGGATCGAGGACTACGGCGAGGATGACGACTACGTGCGCGTGCGCGTGCGCGGTCTGTTCCCGATCAGCGGCAGCATCTGCTTCATCCCGCCCGGCACGATCACCGCGGCGCAGGCGCGCTGGAAGGCGTTCGATCCACGCGAGATCGTGCGCAGCGAGCCGTTGCTGATGGGCGTCGACGTCGCGCGCCAGGGCAAGGATCAGTCTTCCGTGGTTTTCCGTCGCGGCCGCTACGTGCAGAAGGAAATCTACCGCTTCAGCATCCCGGACCTCATGGAGCTGTCGAGCAAGATTGCGCGCCTGATCGTCGAGAACAAGCCCGACGTCGTGTTCGTGGACGAGACGGGCGGCTACGGCGCCGGCGTCATCGACCGGCTGCGGCAGATCGGCCACCAGGTCGTCGCCGTCCAGTTCGGCTCGCGCGCGGACGAGGAGAAGCAGTACGCCAACAAGCGCGCCGAGATGTGGTTCCGCATGAAGGAATGGATCAGGCAGGTCGGCATGCTGCCCGACGACAACAATCTCCGGTCGGCGCTGGAAACGCCAGGCTACGGCCATGAGCGCAAGACCGACCGCCTGCTGCTCGAGAGCAAGGATTCGATCCGCTCGCGCGGCGCGGCGTCGCCGGACGACGCGGATGCGCTGGCGATGACTTTCGCCATGCGGGTGCCGGTCAAGATGGACTTCAACGAGATGTCGCTTGAGCCGGACGTGGTTTGATGTATGCTGCGCGCGTCGCGCCCGCTACGGCTGGCGCGCCCCGGCCGAACCGCCAATAGCGTCGTCCCCAGCGACGCCCTTCGGAGCCACCGGGGACTCAATTCCAGGAGGGGTGCCATGAGCAGCTTCGACGCCACCATCCAGCAGGTGCAGTCGCGCAAGACCGATATGCGCCAGCTCGTCAATGCCATCGACCCCTTCACCAAGCAGCCGATCGTGGTGTACGAGTTCCCGAACGGCCGCGAATTCACCGAGCCGCAGGATCAACCCTACAGGTGGGCGCCATGAGCGTACGGAAGATCACCGCGAGTTTCACGGCCACGAATCAGGTCAGCGATGTTTTCTCTGGCTTGAATGCGTGCATCACCGTCCTGTGCGACGGCGCTACCGGCGGTGGTGATGCGGTTGCGTCCCTGCAGGCGAGAGCGCCTGGCTCGACGGCTTGGGCGGGTGTGGCTGAGAACACGGCCGATGGCCCATTGCTGTTTACCTTCCGCGACGACGCTTCGCTCTCAGTGGGGCCGATCTGGGGAGACCTCGAGTTCCGCTTGATCTGTACGCAGGTGACAGCCGGGACGACCGCCTTCACGGCGTGGATCGTCTCGTGAGCCTGAAGTGGAACGGCACGGCGTTGCAACGGCGCGATCCGAACGCCGAGCCCGAGGGCGAGGTCGATCGCCCCGAGGACTTCGACTGCCACGCCTCGCTGAAGATCCTCGCGAAGGATTGCGCGGACATCCTGCAGCGCAAGTATCCCGGATGGCGCTGGGCGATCGGTGTGAATCGCCTCGGGCACATGCTCAACATCTTCAACCTGACCCTGCACAACCAGTGGGGCTACACCATCCGCACGATGGACATCGAGCACGATCCGAAGCGGAAGGCGTGCCTCATCGGCGGCGGCGAGATCCTCGAGCGTTTCGGCTTCCGCCGCGGCCCGGTCGACTGGGCGCGGGTGGCGCAAATGAAGCGCGACGCGCGCGGTAACGGCATCCCGATCCTCAGTGATCTCGAACACGCCGCGGCGCGCAAGGAGCTGCGCCGGCGCGCGCTGTCGCAGGCCATCCAGCAGGGCAGCACCCTCATCCTGCCCGATGGTCGCCTCGCCGTAGGAGTTGCGCGCTGATGGCCAGCAAGGGGGGCGGGCAGGATCTGATGACGCGCAACCCGGTGCCGCTGGAAAACGGCGGATATCCGGCGACCGCGGCGGCCGTGGCCGCGACGAATCCTGGCGGCGACGGCGCCATGCCCGCAGTAAGCCCGACGCCCGCGTCGCCCTATGGTGACTTCCTCTCGATGGCGCGCGAGAACTTCTCGGTCGGCCGCAACTACTTCGACATCGCAGTTCGCCGGCGCATGGAGGACAACCTAGCGCATGCGTACTCACGGCACGCGTCCGGCAGCAAGTTCTACACGCCCGAGTACGACAAGCGCAGCAAGATCTTCCGCCCGAAGACGCGCACGATGCTGCGCAAGCACGAAGCCGCGATGGCGCTCGCGTTCCACTCGACGCGCGACATCATCTCGTGCGAGCCGACCGATCCCGACGACGACGACAACGTCTACGCCGCCGAGGTCGCGAAGGAGCTGCTCAACCTGCGTCTGCGCGACTCGATCGATTGGTTCCAGCTTTCGCTCGGCGCGTACCACGATGCGCACACGCAAGGCGTCGTGATCTCGTGCCAGGAATGGGACTACCGCGAGGCGGTGATCGAAAGCGACGTCATCGGTGAGGACGGCCTGCCGACGGGCAAGACGCAGACCGAGGAGGTCGTGCTGCGCGACTCGCCGAGCATGCGCCTCGTTCCGGTCGAGAACATCGTCATCCATCCCAGCTCGAACTGGATCGACCCGATCAACTCGTCGCCGTACCTGATCGAGCAGCGCCCGTACCACGTCAATGAGCTGGTCGAGCGCATCGCCGATGCGCGCCGCTACGGCTCGCAGGTGCCGTACCTGAAGGATTTCACCGAAAGCGAACTGCTCGCCGGCGGCACGAACGACAACAACTCCGCGATCTCCGTGCGAATGGCGCGCGAGCAGAATCGCGTCGACCGGCAAGGCAACGTACAGCAGGGCCAGAAGTTCCGCATCGTGTGGGTGCACACCAACATCGTGCGCATCGGCGGCCTCGACTACGTGTACGAGACGCTCGGCGTGACGATGATGCTGAGCGAGCCCGTGCCGATCGAGCAGGTGTACGGCAAGCGCCGCAATCGCGCGCGGCCGTACGTGATGGGCACTGCCTCGATCGAGCCGCACCGCATCTACCCGAGCGGTGTCGTCGAGCAGGTGAAGGGACTGCAGGAGGGCGTCAACAGCCTCACGAACCAGCGCAGCGACAATGTCTCGCTCGTGCTCAACAACCGCTTCCTCGTGAAGCGCGGGCAGATGGTCGATGCGCGCAGCCTCATGCGCAACGTGCCCGGCTCGATCACGATGACGACGGACCCGTCCGGTGACGTGAAGCAGCTGGAAACGAAGGACGTGACCAGTTCGTCGTACCAGGAGCAGGACCGCTTCAACCTCGAGTTCGACGACATCGCCGGCAACTTCACGAACGCGACCGTCGGATCGATGAAGAAGCAGCCGAATGAAACAGTCGGCGGCATGGAGATGCTCGGTCAGCAAGCCGACGTCATCAGCGAGCTGTCGCTGCAGACGATCGCGCGCACCTGGGCCGAGAAGGCACTGCAGCAGATCATGGATCTCGAAAGCCAGTTCGAGAGCGACCAGAAGCTGCTGACGCTCGTGTCGAACCGCACGAAGAACAAGGACTGGATCAAGGCGTTCCAGTCGCTCGACGAGCCCGTGAAGATCACGGTGCTCATCGGGCCGGGCAACACGGACCCAATGAAGAAGCTGCAGCGCTTCGGCGCCGCCATGCAGCAGCTGCAGGCCGTGGCGCCCGATCTGCTACAGGAGATCGACCGCCGCGAAGTCGCGCACGAGATCATGGGCGCAGCCGGGTACAAGGACGGCACGCGCTTCTTCCCAAGCCTCATCGACGACAAGAAGAAGTCGCCGCGCGAACAGGCGCTCGAAAAACAGCTGCAGCAGACCCAGCAGCAGCTGCAGGAAGCGCAGGCTGGAATTCCGGTCGCGAAGATCCGCGCGGAGTCGGCCGAGAAGATCGCGCAGATCAAGGCCGACGCGCAGAAGTCGATCGCGGACCGCAAAGCCGAGATGGATCGCTACAAGGCCGAACTGACCGGGCAGCTCAAGCAGCTCGACATCCAGATCAAGGGCGAGACGCTCGAGGTCAAGCGCGCCGGGTTGCTGCTCGAGCGCGAGGCGCTGTCGCACGCGATCGCGCAGGCCGACCGCGCGTTCGACTTCCAGGTGGCCACCACGCCGGCCGTGTCGCCGGCGCTGCAGGCCGACATTCCCGAGTCGCCCGGCGAGCAGCAGCTGGCCGAGCAACTGCGCACGCCCGGCAGCGCCGGCGCGGTCAGCGCGATCGCGGCGCCCGAAGTGGGCCAGGCGCCGAACCTGCCGGGCAACGACGCCGCTGGCGTCATCCAGCGCGGCGACTACGGCATGATCCCCGGAAGGGAGGGATGAACATGATGCTCGGCGGGCCGATGTACCCCAAGGCGAAGACCCCGGCCGTGAAGCCGCCGGCCGATGGCGCGCGCGCAAAACAGCCCGGCACGCAGCCGACGGTCGGCGACACCGGCCCGCGCAAGAACATGGCGCCGGCGACGGGCCGCGGCTACACGAACCGCGGCAAGATCGCGCGCACCACGCCGGCATCGCCAGCGTCGAAGAAGGTATCGCCGCCGGTGAACCTCGGCGGCGCTGCGCGCCCGAAGGCGGAGTACTGACGTGCCGTCGGTCAGCAAGCGCCAGCACAACCTGATGGAAGCCGCCGCGCACGGCGCGAAGCTGCGCAGCGGCAAGGGGCCGTCGCTGAAGGTCGCGCGCGAATTCGTCGCGGCCGACAAGGCGAAAGGCGTCGCGTACACGCGCAAGCTGCCGGAGAAGAAGTCGCCGGTCGGATCGCGAGCGAAGCCGAAGGCGGAGTACTGATGAACGACTTCGGTATCGACGTCGGCCTCGCGCGCGCATTCGTCGCAAGCCCGGTCGGCATGACCCTCGTCGACCGCTTCCCGATTGGCACGCTGCATCGCGATCAGTTCCCCGCGTTCGCGCAGTGGGAGCGCAGGTACCATCCCGAAATCCGTAAGCGCGTCTCGAAGACGCGGAGGAAGAAGCGTTGAGCGAGGTCGACCAGAAGCAGGCGGAGGTTGCCGAGCGCGTCGCCGCAATGGACCATGCCGAGCAGCAACTGCTCGAGATGCTGCGCGCGCGCAGCATGGACAACCTGCTGCCGAAGCTGAAGCGCGGCATGAAGGCGCAGGCTTTCCTCGAAAGCGGCCTTGGCCGCGCGGTATCCGAGCGGCTCAACGAGTCGATCACGAGCGCGTGCATCACCTGGTTGACCGAGGACGATCCGGCCAAGGTTGGCGCGGCGCTGATCGAAGGGCGTGCCGCGCTCGGTGCGCTGACGGCACTCACGGAGCTGATCGGCGATGGCGCCGAGGCCCGACAGCAAATCGCATCCATCGAAAGCGAATTCGGAGACGACTGATGGCAGCCGTGGAACAGATGCTCCGCCACATGGCGGAGGAGTGCGACAAGGCCGGCGAGCAAGCGCCCGTTGCGGCCGCGCTCGTCGTGCTCAACGCGAACGGCCAATGGGCCGGCATGATGGTCGGCGTCACAGCATTCGCCGGCACCGCGCTGCTCGAGCACGCGAAGATCGACCTCGTCGCCGGCGGCGACCGCTGGACCGAATTCGAGCAGCACACCCACTGAAGGAGAGCACCATGACGACGCAAACCACGTCGGGTCAGGAAACACGCGGCACGGGCACCGATACGCTGGACGTCGCAGCGGCCGATCGGCCCGACCCGAATCGCTCGCGCAAGGAAATCTACGCGCGCGCCAGCGCTGGCACGCAGGCCGAGGTCGACATCGACCGCTCGACGCATGAAGGCATCGACGCGATGTCAGCGGCGATGGATGCGCAGGCGGCCGGGGAAGATCCGGTCGAGCAGACGTTCCGCGAGTACGGCGAGCAGGTCCGTGCGCAGCAGGAGCAGGAGGAGGCGGAGCGCGCCGGCGATGCTGCGGCCGCGGCGCCAGGCGACGAGATCGATGGAGGCGACGCCGCGGCGGCGCCGGCAGACGACGAACCCGTCACGCTCAAGGTGTTCGGGCAGGACATCGTGCTGCCAAAGTCGAAGGTCGACGAGATGGGCGGCGAGAAGGCCGCGCAGCTCTACCTCGCCGCCGATTTTCGCAATCGGCAGTCCACGCAGCTTGCAAACCTCGCGAAAGAGGCGCAGGATGCCGCCAACGCGGAGAAGCAGCGCTACGAGCAATTGCAGCGCGGCATCACCGCAGGAGGCACGACCGTTCCGCCGACGCCGGTGGACGGCACGCAGACCCCCACCCAGGGGAAGGCGACGGAAGACGAACTCCGCGCGGCCGTGAAGAAAACGGTCGGCGTGATGTTCTCAGGCGACGAACAGGGCGCAGAAGAAGCCCTGACCGAAGCGCTGGCGAAGGTTCGCGGCACGACCATGCCGACGGCCGAAGAAATCGCCGAAGTGGTGCTCGCGAAGGTCGAGTCCCGCAGGCGCTCCGAAGACGCAACGCGCAAGGCAGAGGAAGCGCAGCGGGCGGCAGACGAGGAACGCAAGGCGGTCAACGCCTTGATGGCCACGAAGTTCGGGGCCATCACCAGCGACCCGGAGCTGCTGACGGCCACGCAAGCCCTGTTTCAGCGCGAGCGGAACGACCCTCGGAATGCGGGTCGGTCGCTGGTTTCGATCGCCGATAGTTGCGGTATGCGCATGGCAGAGATCGCTGGAATCCATGTCGGGGAAGCCGAGGAGGCGCCCCAGGCAACGGAAGTCCAGGCCGAGATCCGCACGCGCCAGCACCTGAAGCGCCGAATCCCGTCTCCGTCCTCGTCATCCGATCGCGCTCCCGCTGGCGATTCGGAGCCCTCGTACCCGACCAAGCCGAGCGACATCATCAACATGATTCGCGCCGCAAGAGGTCAGCCGACCATGTAGGCGGCGCGCGAGGAGAGAAAGATGTCGGGTCAGTTGTGGGCCGTGAATGCACTCGGTGGCTACATGTTCGCCCCCGAGCTGTCGAACGTGCTGCGCATGGCAGTGCTCCCGGTCGTCAAGTTCCGTCAGTTCTGCGACGCGAAGGACGCGACCGACAAGGGCCTGCAGCGCGGCGACAAGTTCTCGTGGAACGTCTACAGCCGCGTCGTGACGAAGGGCGCCGCCCTCCCGGAAACGAACGCGATGCCGGAGACGAACTTCACGATCAACCAGAAGACGCTGACGATCACCGAGTTCGGCAACAGCGTGCCGTACACCGGCAAGCTCGACAACCTGTCGCAGCACCCGGTGCAGGAGATCATCCACCGCGTGCTGAAGCACGACTGCAAGCAGTCGCTCGACGTCGCGGTGTGGGCGCAGTTCCAGACCACGCCGGTCAAGGTGCAGGCTGCGGCCGGCACGAGCACGACCGCGGTCGTGTCGGTGAACTCGGGCTCCATCGGCGTGACGAACAACATCGCGTTCGGCAAGGGCCACGTCCGTCCGATCGTCGACCTGATGAAGGAACGTAACATCCCGGCCTTCATCGGTGACGACTACTACTGCATCGCGCGCCCGACGACGTTCACGAACGTCAAGACGGATCTCGAGGCGGTGTACCAGTACACCGAGACCGGCTTCCAGATGATCCTCAACGGCGAGATCGGCCGCTACTACAACCTGCGGTTCGTCGAGCAGACGCACATCGTCGCCGGCGGCGCCGAGGACTCGGTCACGTTCAACCCGCAGACCGACACGGCGGATCCGTGGAACAACGCGAAGTCCGACTGGATCTTCTTCTTCGGCGAGGACACCGTCGCCGAGGCGATCGCGATCCCCGAGGAGATCCGCGGCAAGATCCCGACCGACTACGGTCGCAGCAAGGGCATCGCCTGGTACGCCCTCCTCGGCTACGGCCGCACGCAGGGTGATGCCGGTGACGACGTCACCAACGCCCGCATCCTGAAGTGGGAGAGCGCAGCATGAGCACGGCCAAGAACCGCTTCCAGTACGACAAGCCGCTGCGTCGGCTGTTCCTCTACAACGCGATCGACTTCGGCACGATCAGCGATCCGAAGCAGATCGTGATCCCGAGCGACATCCGGTGCGTAAAGATCACCGACATCTTCTTCAACGCTTCGGCCGAGGCCGCGAACGGTACGACCCTCTCGGGCCGTATCCAGGTCGGTGACGGCACGACGGCCGCGAAGTACGCGAACCAGAAGGTCGGCCCGGACGCCACCGGCACCGCTGTCGCGAAGGGTGCCAGCTACGGCATCAAGGATCTGGACGGCCGCGTCGCGGCGTACAATCCCGATGCGGCGCCCGGCAGCGGCAAGGGCTTCATCGACCTGCTGCAGGACGGCGCGGCCGCCGGCACGCTGCAGCAGACGCTGACGGTGACCTTCGTCGCGAACACGGGCGGCACGCCGGCCGGCATCGGCGAAGTGGCGATCGAAGTCGAGATGTGGTGAGCGCCGCAGGGCGCTCTCCCTCCACAGCAGGAGTTACGACCATGAGCGAAAAAGAGAACCCCGGCGACGTCTCGCCGACCAACGTCGAACCGGCCATGCCAGGTCCGCGCGTCATGTCGCCGGACAACGGCCCGACGATGGGCTCGAGCATCACCCTCGGCTTCGGCTACCGCGACTCGATCGCGGACGTCGATCCGGCGGATATCGGCGCCGACACCCAGGGTCCGGGCCAGGTGAAGATGCAGCATCCGAAGACCCCGGCGGGCCGCGGCACGCGCTTCGGCTGATCCATCGGGATCAAGGCGATGTACCATCGGGGCAGGACGGTTCTTCCGCCCTGCCCCTTTTGCATGGGAGATCCGCAATGAGCACGCTGCCCACTCCGGGCTGGTTGATTGGCGAGATGAGCGAAGACCATTCGCTCACGAAGCGCGGCTATTCGCAGCACACGAACGACAAGCTCGCCGGCGACAACGCGAGCCCGATGCCGGGCTGCGCCGACATCGCCGCGACCGGCTTCAAGGCGCCGCAGAACGTGCGCGAGGTCGAGCCGAACGAAGGCGTCGGCCTGCGCGCCGCGATGGCCGACCAGGGCGATCAGGAATGCAAGCTGAGCCTGACCCGCCGCTGATCCTCGAGCGCGAGCTTCCGCAAGATCCCGAGCCGGTACGCATCCTGCTGCCGGACGGTTACGTGGTCGAAGAAGGAGAGCTGCAATGAACGAAGCCATGCGTGTGCACGGCAACAGCCGCATGACGTGGTGCTGGAACGGCAAGGGCTACACCGCGGCCGGCATCCTCGTGCCGAACGACGTCGTCTTCGCCGACAACGACCGCCTCTCGCAGGGGCTGCCGCTGCAGTCGGATCTCGAGGTGCTCGAGAACCTGGACGTGACGCTGCCGAACGAAGTACTCCCGAAAGGCGCATCTCTGGCGCCGGCCCCGCGCCGCGCCGGCGCCGGCGCCGTGGCCGTCGAGCCGGCATCCGACACGCCGCCCGCGCCGAATGCGGCAGCCGCCGCTGCCGCCGCTGCGTTGGCCACCTCCGGCAACGGACCGAGCACGATCACCGTCGGCGCAACGAGTATGCCGAAGCCGACGTCGCAGGAAGGCTGATCCACATTTCAACGCAGCAGGGGAGCTGAGCGCCGCCATGATGACCTTCCTCGATCTGGTGAATGCCTTCATCACCGAGACGGGCATCAACGGCGGCCGCCAGCTCACGAGCGTTGCGGCAGGCAACAACTCGCCGGAATCGAAGAAGGTCGTCGCATGGGTAGCGGATGCGGACTACCGCATCCAGGCGATGTTCAACGACTGGTCATTCCTGTACCGCCAGTTCAATTCGACGGTCGCCGCGGCCAGCGGCATCGTCGTGCTACCGACGTTCGAGACGGACAGGTTCGTCTATCGACGCATCGATCGCGAGTCGCTCGTGCTCAACCCCGGCACAGTCAACGCGTATCGTCCACGGTATCAGGACTGGAAGGAATTCCGCGCGCAGTGGCTGACGGGAACGCGCGTGTCCAGCAACTACCCGCAGAACTTCACGATCCGTCCGGATGGCCAGCTCTACCTTTCCAGCACGCTCGTCGACGCCACGCCTTACACGATCGAGGGTTGGGCAAAACCGTACCGCATGAAGTCCAATGGCGACACGTCGCCGATCGTGCGCGGCATGGCTTCGCACTCGGCATCTGCGATCGCTGCGCACAGCAACCCGTCGGTCATCATCGGCAGCTCCTCGAGCAGCCTCGACAACAATCGAGACATCGATGGTCGGCCGATCATCGTGCGCGCGAAGATCATCTACGCCGAGGCGGAAGGTGCGATCGAGGTGATGCAGGGCGCGCTCTCCGAATGGGAGGAGATCGTTGGCCAGTTGCAGGCCATGTTTCTGCCTGGTCAGGATGATGACCTCTCGTCGGAGACGGACAACTTCAAGCAGATCGTCACGCCGTGAAGACGCTAGCCAGCATTCGTCGCCGCATCGGATTTCCGCAGGACGACAACAACGCGTCCGAGCGCTTCATCTTCGCCGGCGGGATCAACGTTGAGGAACCATCGCCGACCGGCGACGCCGGCAAGCTCATCTACGGCCTCAACTTCGAGCCCAACTACTCGGGCGGCTACCGCTCGAAGGGTGGCCACGAGCGCGTCGACGGCCGCCGTCAGCCGAGCGCGTGGTCATACCAGGCGTTGCGCATCGCCGCGATCACGAACCCCCTGTTCAAGCCGTCGGTCGTCGGCACGACCATCGTAGGCGGAACGACGGGAGCAAAAGGAAAGTTCCTCGGCTGGCTCACCGAAGATGGTCAGCAGCTGCTTATCATCGCGAAGGTCAACCCGACGCTCATCACTGCCGACTTCAAACTGTCCACCGATCCTGCGTGGGATGATTTGTCGCCGTTCGACAGCGGGGAGACGCTCAAGGTTGGTGCCAATACCTTCGCGACGCTCGGATCAGTGGCCGTCACGTCGGTCAGTGATTCAAAGGCGGCATCCGATTACATCGTCGCTGCGCGGAAGCTGGCGCTGGATGAAATCACCACTGTTGGATCGACATCGTGCGCTGGCCGCGCGTTGGGCGTATTCGATCTCAATGGCGTCCTGTACGGAATCCGCAACAACAGCGCGAACACAGCGAGCACGCTGTGGAAAGCGAGCGCGAGTGGCTGGGTGTCGGTTCCTCTCGGCCTGATTCTCTACTTCAAGAATCAGGTTGCCGACATCGCAGAGGGCGACACGCTCACGAATGGCGCAGGCACAGCCTCGTTCGTCGTCAAGCGCATTACGACGCTGTTCGGTAGCGTCGGATCGGGCGATGCACTCGGGTACTTCACGGCGACGTCGGTGACGGGTGGACCATTCACGACGGGCGATTCGTACAAGAAGGCCGGCACCATCGTTGCGTCGACGCCGGCAAGCGGGACCGTTCAACTCGCCAATTCCCTGCCGCCCGACACGGCGTCTGCGCCAACAAACTATCGATTCCGTCGGTGGAACTTCTCGGCCGCACCGAACGACACGCGCATCTATGGCGTGAATGGGAAAGGGCCCGCCTTCGAGTTCGACGGCACCATCTTCTCGCCGATCGTCACCGGCCAAGGCATCGACACAACGACCTACAACACGATCAGCGCGCTCGAGAACCCGACGCATCTTGCTACGCAGGCGGATCACCTGTTCCTCGGCTATCGCGGCGGAACGCTGCAGCATTCCGGCTTCGAGTCGCCACGATCGTGGACCGCCGTGCTTGGCGCCGACACGCGACAGACGGGTGACGACATAACGAATCTCGTCGAGGACATCAATGGCGCGATGCTGATCCAGACGCGCAGCAAGAACGGCATGCTCTACGGCGACGTCAACGAGAACTTCCAGCTACGCTGGACGGCATCGTCATTCGGCGCCTACCCGTTCACCGCGGCGCGGCTCAATGGCGCAACGTTCCTCACCGACGAAGGGGTGATGTTCCAGTCGCAGTCGACGGACTTCGGCAACTTCTCGTCGCTCGCTCAATCGCAACAGGTCAACTCCTTGCTGCGAAATCTCATGCGCGATGGTCAAGGCGTGATCGAGGGCGTCGTGTCGCGCGAGCGCAGCCTGTACCGCCTGTTCTTCGACGGTGGACGATGCCTGTCGTTCTGTATCGTAGGAAACGAGTTGCGCGGCGTCGGCATGTGCGACATGAATTTCACGCTGACGAACTTCTGGTCGTGCGAATCGACCATCGCGACCGGCGGATCAAATCCGCCTGGCGAACGCATCTTCGCATGCAATCTCGCCGGTTACGTCGTGCAGGACGACGTCGGCGGATCATTCGATGGCGCGCGCAACTCCGGACGCTTCCAGTCGCAGTTCTACTATGGGCAACAGGACATCGGACGCACGAAGCGTTACCGCCGCATGCGAATCGAGTCGCTCGGCGCCGACTCATACACGGGTCTCAGGATGGGCGCGGAGTACGATGATGGTTCCGGATACCGGACATCGGAAGTTCCTGAGGACATCACACAATACCTGTCCGGCGGCGTGTACTCGACCTTCACGTCATACGACGAATCGTTCTATGGCCCGTCGGGCAAGAACGTGACGCGCAAGGAGCTTCACGGGCAGGCTGCTGGCATTTCCATCATTGCCACCTACGACACCAAGATCTCGCTGCCGTTCACGCTTCAGGCTGTGCAGATCGACTACGCGACGCGCAGTCGCAGAGGACCACGCTGATGGCCGTTGAGCGCTACACGCCAACCTTCGCCGCGCAGGCTTTCAAGCAGGTGCGCGATACCGATTCAAATGACGAATACGAAGCCGTGCAATCGGCCTTGAATGGCGTAGATGCGTGGACTCTCGCCACCTCAAGTCAGGATATCGACGCCACGGACCCGAATGGCCGCAACATCCTTGTCGACTGCAGCTCGGTCATCGACACAGGAAACGCCATCGTGATAACGCTGCCGGCTTCGCCGGCGGTCGGAGATCCTCCTTGCCGCGTCTCGTTGTTGACCGACGCGTATTGCACGATCGGAGCCCCCTTCACGCATTCCGCCGTCTACGTGCAGGGCGACCACTCCGATCTCATCATGGGGTCCAGCGTATGCTTGCCACGCATGTATAACGCCGGCGACTGCATGGAGTTCGTGTGGGTAGGAGGCGGTGTCGGATGGATTATTTCCAATTGCACGATCGGCGCGTACGCGTCGAACGATTCATTCACCAACGATGGTCCGAACGGATCTGATGCCGAGAAATACGCGGCGCCGTACTTCGATGCGATCTACAACTCCTTTGCGCTTTCGCCGGCGGTGCAACTGCAGTTCCCTCCGCAGGGACGCGGGCAATGGTGCGCGTTCTCGTTCGATTCCGGCATGCTTGTTCAGGTGGGAACTTCCAACGATACGGTGAATGGCGTGGCCGGCCCTGTCGATTTTCTTACGGCCAATACGCGACACGTCGTCACCAACCTTGGATCGAACGGTCCCGGCTTCTTCTTCAGCGTGACGACCTGATATGGCGAATCAGCCTGCCGGCGGTCCAGAGGCTGCGCGCCGACGTCGCGTCACGACCGTCATTGGCGGCGATGTCGGAATTTCCACGCTCGCCCAAACCGTGAGCAACAAGAATGGCGACCTCGCGTTTTGCGATCGCCACTTCATTTCAATCATCCCGATCGGCACGGTGACGGGCGGCACGATACGCGTGCGAGCGCGTCCCATCGGCGCGGCCGGCGTGAAGACGTCGGTCGGCGTCGCCAAACCAGTGCCGATCGGCGTGGAAGCCGTGAATCTCGCGACTGCGACCACATGGACATTCGAGGTGGGTGGCTACTTCGATGGCTTCGAGGTGAACGCCACCGCGGCCGTCACCGGCGGCGGGAAGATCGCCGTTGTCGTCAACTCCACACAGACGAATTGAGGGGGCTTGCCATGCTGGACTGGGTCAAAATCGGCATCTTCTCGGCGACCGCTATCCTGCTGGTGACCGTCGGGTATAAGATCGGCTCGTGGAGGGAAGGGGCCGTCCAGGCGGCGGCTCTCGCGCAGTGCAAGGAAGATCTCCGTGCGCAGCGCGAAACCGACCTCACGGGCGCAAACCACGCTCTCGCCGAAGAACTCGAGAAGGCCAGCAAGGTCGCGCACAATGACGCGATTGCGCTGGGCAATCTGGCGAAGGTGGCGCAGGAGAACGCGCGCAGCTTCGCTGACGACACGAGGGCGTTGTATGCGAGCACCGTGGGTGGTTGCACTGTCGGTCCTGATCTTGTCCGCGTGCTCAACGAAGCAAGCGATCAAGCCAATCGTGGCATCGCCATCGGCGATGCCGGCACGCTCGAAACCGCTCGCCGCGATGCAACCGGACCCGCAGTTCCCTACGCTCCCGTTCGACCTCCCGCAGAAGACGCCGGAGCAGCAAGTGCAGATCGTTGGCGCGCTGTGGATTCAGGCAGCCGCAGCGTTCGCATCGGTGCGCGGTGACAAGGCCGCGCTGAAGCAATACATCCTCACGGAGACGTGTCATGGCAGTGGCGAGAACAGGTCCGGCCCCTAGCCCGGCGGTGAAGCCGATCCAGACGACCGGCCAGCAGCAAGCCGCGTCATTGCGCGGCGCAAAGCCGTCCGATTCGACGGCGACGTACATGCAGGCGCGCGGCGCATCGCCGTTGAATTCGCTCGGCACATCGAAGCCGGCGCTGCAGCCGCCCGCGGGCGGCTCCACGACGCAGCCCGTCAGCGCGGTCAGCGACACGCCGATGAAGAACCCGCCGGGCCGAGTGACCGCAACCCCGCCGACCGGAGTGAATGCCGGCAGTTCCGGCAACCTCGCGAAATCGGGCCGCCAGATGGGGAAGCCCACCTTCAGCATCGGCAAGCAACCGCCTGGCATGGGCGCGAAGCCGCCGGTGAAGCCGGGGATCAAGCCCGCCATGAAGCCTCCGATGAAACCTCCGGTTGCTACGCGCAAGCCGCCGGTGTCATCCGCTCCGCCGGCCCCCGGCGGCATCGCCACTCCTCGCCCGCCGCAGGTGGCGCCGCCTGCGGCTGTCAGTCCGACGCCGCAGGCCGGCGCTCAGCGCGCGAATCCGAGCCCGAACACGTCGCTCGGTCGTGCGCAGCAATTCCTCAACGACCATTCGTCGCGACAGTCGGCGGTGAGCAGCCAGCTCCAAAACATGCAGCAGAATGGCGGCCTGCGCGCGCCGAGCGGTGGCCGACCGCCGGTTCGTGGCGGCCAGATGACGACTCAGCCGGCCGCACCTCCCAAGTCCGGCATGCGCGTTGCTCCGGCAGGCGCGGCCGGCCCGGCTCAGGGCGGCCGACTGCAGCCGGCGCGGTACTTGAACAAGTAAGGCGATCACCATGACGGACTTCATGCCGGACGATGAAGCTGCTGCCAACAGCGGCGGAGCATCTACGCAACCGTCCACGCCCGCCCAGCCCGCGGCCGCAGCATCGTCCACTACGGCAACGGGCGACTTCATGCCGCCCGACGACGACAATGCCGAAAGCGGATCGACATCGTCGACCGATGAGGGATCAACCGCTGCGGCCGCTCCGGTGACGACTCCGCCCGAATCGGAGCCGCCGCCGGAGGAGACGCCGGCGCCCGACGAATCCGGCGGTGATGCTGGCGGCACCGGCGAAGCCGGCAACGAAACGGAGCCCCCCGAGCCTAGCCTGGAAGGGTACCGCGTCGGCATGACGCCGCAGGAGTATTCGGCCTGGTACAACCAGGCCATCGCCAATGGTTTTTCACCGCAGGAGATCACGGCCGAAAAGCGACGCATCGCTGGCCAGCAGGAGACGGACGCCAACGGCAATCCGATCGGCGTCGGTCTCGGTAACTGGAAGCCCGGCGACGTCTACACGGGCACCGGCACGTCGTCCGGCGATTTCCTGATGACGGACCAGACGTTCACCGCGCAGATGCCGGAGAACGCACCCACGCCGGTCGAGTGGGAGGTCACCGACGAGCAGACCGTGGCTGGCCAGATGGCCAAGCTCACGCAGAACATGCAGGACAACCCGCTCTATCAGAACATCGCTGCGTCGCTCGAGCGCGCGCAAGCGACGCACGGTGGTGCGAACAGTCTCATGGCGCAGACGGCCGCCTACAAGGGCGTCGTCGACATGGCTTTCCAGATCGCGAGCCAGGATGCCGCGACGTACGCGCGCAGCGCCGAATTCAACGCGAGCACGGCGAACCAGTTTGCGCTGTCGAACCTGCAGTTCATGCAGAATGCGTTGCTGTCGACGCAGAACTATCAGCAGGCACAGGTGCTGCAGGCCCAGCAGATCCAGGGAAACCTGCAATCGGTGTCGATGCAGGTTGCCGGCCAGATCGCCGCCACGAAGATCTCAGCGGCAGCGACGGTCAGCGCGGCCGGCATCAGCGCGAACGCTACGCTGCGTGCCGCGGACATCCAGCGCCAGACGACGCTCGATTCGCTGCAGATCAATTTCCAGAATACTTGGGCGCTCAACGAGCAACAGCAGGCGCACCAACTCGAGATGTCCGATCGAACGACGGACAATTCGATTCGCCACGACATCCTCGCTGCGAACACGAACTTCGGTCAGCAGCTCACGCTGCAGATGAACACCGAGCAGAACGCGAACCTGCGGCAGCTCATGGCAGGCGTCAGCACCATCGGCGCGACGCCCGGCCTTACGGGCGCTCAGCAGCAGAATGCGATCCAGCAGCTCACGTCGATGTACCACACGAATTCCAGCCTCACGTCCGGCTTCTATGGGTCTGCCGCGTACGGCCTTTCGACGGGACAGTCGGGCGCGAACATCACGGGCCAGTCCACTCCGGGAGTGAATGCGGCGGTCGCCAGCATGCCGGGCGGATCGACGTACCAGCAGTACGGCGATTACCTCAGCTATGGACAGGGCGGCTACACGTTCACGGCGGCGCCGACGATCCAGTTCTTCGGCGGTACCGGCCTGCCGACACAGCAGGGCGGCCTTGCGATGTACGGCTCGAACACGCAGTACCAGACGGCCACGCCGGGCGGCACGGTCAACTACGCCAACCAGCTGACCGGCAACAATCCGATCGGCAATACGCCCGGTACGACCGGCGCGCGCCCGAGGCCCGAGTTCCTTCCGGGCGGATCGCCGTGATCCGTCTCGCTACCCAGCGCGACGCGATGGCCATCGTCGAACTCGGCGAGCGCCTACGTTCTCGCGGCCTGTTCGCGAACACCGGCATGGACCCGCTCGCGTCGCTCAATCACGTCCTCGCCTCGATCGCTGCGCGCGATCGTTGGGTGGGTGTGGCCGAGCACCGCGGCCAGGTCGTTGGCGTGCTCATGCTCGTCGCGCAGCCGTACTGGTGGAATCCGCGCGCTCGACAGGTGCTCGATGATCTGCTCTGCTGCGAACGTGCCGGCATGGGCCGCGCGCTGGTTCGCGCGGGGTTGAAGTGGGCGCTGGCGCAGCGCGACGTCGTCGACGTAATCCTGTCGCTCAACAATGGCGACTGGTGGAAGGCGGAGACGGTGCTGAGCAGAATCGGGCTGGAACGACGCGGCATCGCGCTTGGCCTGTCGCGGGCACGCATCGAACATCGGAGGGCTGCGTGATGGGCGGCATCGTGAAGGGGATCAAGAAGGCGTTCAAAGCCGTCACGGGCTTCGTCAAGAAATACTGGAAAGAGATCCTGACGATCGTCGTGGTCGCGGTCGCTTGCTACTTCACACTCGGCATGGCCGCCGCCGCGATGCCCGCCGCGAGCACGGGGGCCGCCGCCGCCGGCACTACCGCGGGCGCAACCTACGGTGGAATGGCGACGGCCGCCGCCGCCGAAGGTGTTGCCGCCGGTACCGCCGGAGCCGCGGCCGCAGGCGCAGGCGCCGCAGCTGCTGGCGCTGGCGCAGCTGCGGCGGGTGGCGCAGTCACGCTCGGCACCGTCAGCGTCACCGGCTCCGCCGCAGCGGCTGGACTCACGGCCGGCGAGGTGGCGGCCGGTATCGGCGCCGCCGCTGGTGGTGTGGCCGCAGCGAACGCGATGTCTAGCGGAGCGGATGCGGCGAAATCGGCGCAGCAATCCGACATCGAGAAGCCGAAGATCGACGTGGAGGATCTTGCCGGTCCGCAGCGCGGCGCGCCGGCACCGTACACAGCGGAGGGCGCGGCTGCGCCGACGAGCATGGCCGGCAAAGCCGTCGGCGCGGTGAAGGGCTTCTGGGGCGGCATGTCGACGGGCGAGAAGCTGATGTTCGCCTCGACCGCGTTTCAGGCGCTGAGCGGCGCGATGGCCGAACCGTCGCGCGCGGAGCAGGGCCTGTGGCCGGGCGGCGCCTACTTCGGCATGGACGAGAAGGGCAACAAGACCGATCTCGCCGGCGCGTACAGCGACGCACTGACCGGCAAGACGACCAGCGCAAGCGCGCAGGCTGGCGCCGCGGAAGGCGGCGGTCCGGCCGCGCAGGTCGGCTCGAATCCGGGCGGCACGATGGCGGCGGCGATGGGTGGCGATCAGGGCGCGCAGCAGCCGAGCGCGGCGAGCGCATTCGCGGGTGGTGGCGCCACGCCGAAACCGAGCGCGGTGCCGGTGTCGCAAGAATTCATGCCGGCCGTCGGCGGCGCTTCGGGCGCGGCCGCGGCGACGGCACAGCAGAGCGATGCGCTCGCGCGCCAGCAGCAGCAGAGCGCCGAGTTCTTCGAGAAGCAGCGGGAGCGCGCGTGATGCAGACCAGCCCGGAGTTCCTGCCGGCCGGCGACGATCTCAGCGAGCCCGGCAACGCGGTCGATGCGCCGACGCAGGCCAGCATGGCTCCCAGCGGATTCACACCCGGCGCCGGTGACCAGTCGTCGATGGTGGGCGCCTCGGCCGAGCATCCGGTCACGGGCACGCTCGCGACGACCGACTCGAGCGAGGTTTCGCCCGAGGAGCAGCAGGCGTACGACGACTTCGTCACGCGCTGCATGCTGTTCATCAACGACCCGCGTCCGCCGCTCGGCAAGGACGGAAAGCCCGACTCCACCAAGAAGGCGCCGCGCGATCTGATCCTCGACCACCTCAACATCAAGGGCCTGAAGACCGTCGACGCGCTCGGCCGCACGGCCGCGCAGGTGTGCTGGCTGATCTACTCGAATGCGCTTGCGCACAAGGTGCAGTATCCGGCCGATGTCGTGTTTCACGCGGCCGACGAGGTGCTGTGGTCCGTCTACGAACTCGGCGTGAAGTCGGGCGTCATCAAGGGCGCGCCACCTCCCGATTCGCGCGAGGAGTCGGAGCTGGTCGCGCATGCGAAGTTCTATGCTGCGCAGTACTTCGGCACGAACGTCATCAATTCCGGCCTAGACGACAAGGAAGCGAACCGCGACTATTACATGCGGCAAATGCAGCGCGAGGCAGAAAGCGGACAATACGACCAGTGGGATCCGCGCGAATCGTTCTCGCCACAGCAGCTGACCGACTTCCTGTCGCGCGCTACGAACGGGAAGGCATCGCTGGCTTCGCAGGTGAAGGGGCCGCCGACATCGATTCAGGATTTCCAGCAGCGCGGCGCTCCGTCGTTCGTGAAACCTGGCGCCGGCGCGGCGCCGCAGGGTGGCGAGCAGCCGCAGGCGCAGCCGCCCGAGCAGGAGGGGGTTTGATCCATGAGCATCAATTGGGCCGGCCTACTCGATGGCGTGAGCCGCGGCCTGTTCGCGCTCGGCAAGGAGAAGATCGACAGCGAGCGCGCAGACGCGAATCGCGCACACGAAGATCGTCGCGACGCGATGAATCGCTCGTTCCAGGAAAACCTCGCGCGGTTCCAGGTCAACGCGGAGACGGCTCGCGATACGGCGCGCGCAGGTCAGGAGCGTGAGCTGCATGCGCAGGACGCGGCCGCGCGCGAGAGGTTGGAGGGTCTGGATCGCGCGTCGCGCGAGAAGATTGCGCACGAGGAGAATGCGGCCGCCGCCGCATACCGCAGCGCATCGCTCGGCATCGAGGCGCGGCGCCTCGACAATGACACGCGCCGCGCCGATGCAGCGGACAAGCGCGCGGACGAAACGGCTCGGCGCGCCGAGGCGGCGGACAAGCAGAAGAACGCCACGACCGCACTCGCCAGCATGCGCGACGATCTCCGCATCGAGCAGGAAAAGGCGAACGCGCTCGCCAAGGAACTCGGCAATCCCGCGACCGCCGCGCTGCTCTCGCCCGATGACCTCAAGGCGAAGAAGGCCGAACTGCAGGGGTACAAGGACAACGTGAACACGCTGCAGACCGACATGCGCAATCTGCGCAAGGGCGCCGGCTTCGAGTCCGGCATGGGCGCCGACGATGCCGGCGTGGCCGTGGTGACCGATCCCTCGAAGCTAGCGCCCGACCGGCAGCAGCTCTACCAGGATCTTCTGCAGAAGAACCCGAAGATGGACCCTGGCGTGCTGCTGAAGCGCGTGCAGGCAGTGCCGCAGGAGACGCTCGACTCCGCGATCCAGTCCCGGCCCGCGCCGACGGCTGGCGCGGGCGGCTCGACCGACTTCATCCCGGCGCCGCCGGGCGGTGGTGGCGCGCCCGACGCGCTCGATGCCGCAACGCCGCCGGCAACGCAGCCCGGCGCCTCAGGCGCCCCGAGCGCCGACATGGCCGCTACGATGGGTGCGCCCGCCGCGCCCGCGGCTCCTGCGCCCGCTGGCGCGCCCGAGGAGATGGGGATGAGCGAGCAGCAGCCGACCGACGAAACGCAGGTGGCCGATGCCGGCGCGACCGATGCCGGCATGCCGTCGCCGGACGAGGGTGGCGAGCAGCAGCCCGGCGCCGACTTCGACGCGATCTCCCAGCAGCTGCAGCAGACGCCGGAGGGGCAGGGCATCCATACCACCCTCGACCGGCTGGCGCAGGTCGGCGAGGGTCCGGCCGCGGACAAGCTGCGCCGCACCGCGCAGATCCAGCTGCAGCAGCAGTTCCCCGACATCGACGCCGACAGCTACATCGACCAGTACCTGTCCCAGCAGACCGAAGAACCCGCCTACGCCTGAGCCGCCATGCCGAATCCCTGGGACGACCTGCTTGGAACGCTCTCCGGTGGGCCGGATGATTCGGCAGCCGCCGGCACCGCGTCGCCGCCGCCGACGTACGACAACCTGCTGTCGTCGCTGAGCGGCGACGAGCACCCCGACAAGACCGACCCGAACGACTGGTGGGGCGGCTACTGGGGACAGTTGCGCGACCAGGCGTCCGAGGCGTACCACGCCGGCAGCCAAGGCGCGCCGGCGACGATGCCGCGCCCGGACCAAGCCACGCTCGATGGCCTGATCTCCGGCCGCGCGCGTTTTCTGCAGGATGTCGATGCGGGATCGGCCGAGGGCGCCGACTCCGACGCGAAGCGGCGCGGCGCGGTCGCGGCCTCGCGGCTCGCGCGCATTGATCAGGTGCTCGGTTACATGGGCGCACGCCCGGACGACAGCGCGCGCACGCCGGCGAATTCGACGGACGCGCTCTCGGGTCTCCCGCACGAGAAGCTGATGGCGTCGACGCGCTACCAGCAGATCTTCGCGTCGACCGACGGCATGATGGCCGACGCCGACCGGCAGGCGTATGCACGCGATGCGCTGATGAAGGAGGCCAAGGATCTCCCGTACGCGCGCGACTCTATCCTCGCCGATCTCGCCGGCGCGCCGAAGGGCTCCGCGTTCATCTCGCATTACGGCATCGGCGATCCGAACGAACTCGCGCGCAAGCAGGCCGAGTTCTACCAGTCGCACGACCTCGACGTGCCGTTACCGTCATCGCTGCAGTCGCCCGCCGCGCCGGCGGCGCCGGCGGAACCGACCGGACTCGGCGCGCGCGCGCTGATGAGCCTCGGCCGCGGGGCGGCGAAGACGCTCGAGATGGGCGTGGAAGGGCTCGGCTACCTCGCTGGCGTGCACGACACGCCGGAGATGAAGCAGGCGATGGACCTGTGGCACCAGACCTTCATCGCCGGCCAAGATCCTGGCGCCGCGAAGACGCTCGCCGAGCAGTTCGCCGAGGCGCCGGGCCAGGCGCTTGAGATCGTCGCGCCGGCGATGCTGGCAGGTCCGGTCGGTGGTGCTGCCGAGATCGGGCCGGTGGCCAAGGGCGCCGCGGGCGCGATCAGCGAGACGCTGTTGCGCGGCCTACCGAGCGCCACGGCCGCCGCGGTGCCGATGGGGAAGGACCGCTACGACGCGCTGATTCAGCAGGGCATGTCGCCCACCGACGCCGCGCTCGAGGTCGCCAAGCACGCGCCGCAGGACATCGCGATGAATCTCATGCCGGCGGCGGCCGGCGGCTCGCTGCCGGCGCGCATGGCGCAGGGCGCGGCATCGCAGGCGGCGATCACCGGCGCGCAGCAGTACGCCGACACCGGCGACGTGGACCCGAACGCGTTGATCGTCGCCGCCACCACGGGCGCGGCGCTCGGCGGCGTCCACCTCGACTCGCGCGTGCAGAGCGCAGACGACGTCGCCGCGGCGCGCGAGGGCTTCCGCTCGGCCGACGACCTGAAGGCGATGACGCAGGCGCACGGCCAGTGGGAGGCGAAGTTCTCGAAGGTGCTCGACCGCATCGGCGACGACCCTGACCAAGTCGCGCGCGCGGACTGGGTGCTTTCGACGCTCAACGCGAAGGAGCGCACGCCGCTGTGGGCGATGGCCGAGTTGAAGCACATCGCCGACAACGGGCAGACGCGCGACGAGGCGACGTTCGAGCACTGGGCCAACACCGGCGAGTTCCGCATTCCCGAGGGGCAGGAAGCCGCCGACGTCGCGGCCGCCGAGAGCCCGGTCGGCGAGGCCATCGGCGCCACGCCGGAGAGTATCGCGACCGAGCGCGCGGCCGAGGAGCGGGCGGCGCAGCAGCTCGGCGTGGCTCCGATCGCCGATCAGACCGCCCCAGTGCCGACGCGCGGCAGCCAGGTGACCTTGCAGCACGGCGTGAGCGCGATCATCAGCAAGGGAGAGAAGGGGTGGTCGGCAGTCGAGTCGACCACCGGCAAGTCCATCGGCCTTCCTCAGAGGACCAGGGCCGAGGTGATCGCGCACGCGAACAAGCTGCTCGATATTGCCGGACCCGACGTAACGAGAGGCGCGATCCAGCATCACGCAGACCTCGCGCCCGAGGCGCCGCGGTTCCGGCTCGACGAGATGGATGACGAAACGATCGACTACCCGCCGACGGAGGAGCCAACGTTCGGCCGCGCGCGGCCGCCGGAGGAGATCGACCAGCTGCCGGACCTGCCGTACCCGCACGTCAAGGCGGCCGATCGCGAGGCGGCCTACCGCGACCTCGGTGAGGCCGTGCACACGATCTCGAGCGAGGAGTCGGCGCGGCAACTGCCCGACGCGCCCGCTGGCGAGCGCAGTCTGGAAGGCATCGTCGACGCGATCGCGCCGGACGTGAAGGTCGAGCAGGTCACCAACCGCCGCGGCAACGGCACGCTGTACCATCTGACCGTGCCCGGCGCAGGATCGTACCCGCGGCCGGCGACGCTGCTGGTCGAGCCCGGCGGCCGCCTGCAGTTCGACGTCTCGAACCTCATCGAGGGCAGCGGCTACGGCTCGCGCCTGTACCACGCGATCAACACGTTCGCGCACCGCAACCGCCTGCGCGCGGCGCCGGACGACGCCGGCCTGAGCGAGATCAACACGTTCCGCCGCACCGAGCAGCAGCTGGCGAGCGCCGGCCGCACGCGCGACACCTCGCACCTCGTGCCGGACGTGACGCAGGGGCTAGCGCACTGGAAGCGCGCCGGCGAACGCGGCAACACGCCCGAGGAGTCGGCGTTCAACACGGGGCACATGGCGCACGTCGCGATGCACAACGTGCTGCCCAACGACGCGGCGCTGTCGCGCATGCGGTACAATTTCGACTCCGAGCGATTCGAGTGGTCAGATGGACAACCCATCCACGAAGACGACTTCCGCCGCCTCGCCGCTTCCGAAGGAGTGCGCGCATCTGGCGGAGGTAGCTCGTCGATTAAGCGAGCGGTATGGACGGCTTCCCTTCTACGCGAACGCGGCGAAGGTCGAGGGGCCGGAGTTCTGGCTGAAACTAGCCGGCAGCGCCTTTCATCTGGATGGCGTGGGGCGGGCGACGTAACGCTCGACCGCACGCGGTACCGGCTCGCGCCGGAGGAGGCCATCGGTGAGCGACGTGGCGAGGAAGCTCCTGCTGATGCCGGAGAAGCTGCAGTTGAGCGCGCTGCGCCGCTGCCCGCCGAAGGAGCGGGACGCGGCCGTGAAGTGGCTGAAGACGTACAACCCCGGAGCGTACGAGCGGCTGAAGAAGGAGCAGGACTCCCTGCGCCTTTCGCGCGCTCAGGCGCCGACGTCGACCGCGCCGCCCACGAGTCCGCCACCTCCCCGCTGAACGAGCGCCGCGCGCCGACCGACGCGCAGATCTCCGGCGGCAACTACCGCAAGGGTCACGTCCGTCTCGCCGGGCTCGACATCTCGATCGAGAACCCGCGCGGCTCCGTTCGCTCCGGCACCGGCGCGGACGGCAAGCCGTGGCAGCGGACGATGAACCACCACTACGGCTACATCCGCGGCACGACCGGCGCGGATGGCGCGCACGTCGACGTGCTGCTCGGCGACCAGCCGGGCAACCCGATGCGCAAGGCGTTCGTCGTCGATCAGACAAAGGCCGACGGCTCGTTCGACGAGCACAAGGTGCTGCTCGGCTTCCGCAGCCAGAACGACGCGCTGCGCGGCTACCACAGCGAGTACCCGAGGGGCTGGAAGGGCGCCGGTCGCGTGCGCGAGATGAGCGTACCGGAGCTGAAGACGTGGCTGCGCGGCAACGCGCGCGACGAGGCGGCCGTCGGCCCGGTCGGCGAGAACGTGCCGCGCATGCTCGCGCGCCACCCGCAGGCCGACGCGGTGACCGTGCACGCGAGCGCGGCGGCGAAGGACGTCGTCACGGCGAGCCTGCGCACCGACGGCCGCTTCAAGCTCGAGAACGCCGGCCCCGCGATCCGCAAGCAGGCGCACCTGGACGAGGTCCGCGGCACCGTGCCCGAGGGGCACTCGAGCGCCGTGCTGCGCAACGTCTACGACGCAGCCAAGGACTCGCGCGGCCTGCTCGACAAGGCGCGCGCAGAGCTGAAGCGCCGCGGCCTGCGCGAGACGGACGGCCACGTCGAGAACGAGTTCGAGCGCCAGGTCGTCGCCAACGGCTTCGACGGCTACCGCCGCGACGGCAAGGTCACCGTGCTCGGCCACGACGTTCCGGTCGCGCGCAGCGAGGGCGGCCCTGCTCCGGCGGCGCGCAAGCCGACCGGCAAGCTGTCGAAGGAAGCGGCCGAGGGACTGGTCAAGATCCTGCGCTGGCACCGCGCGCGCGATGGCGTAGAGATCCACGCGTCCGAGAAGGAGCTGCCGGCGCACCTCGCTGCGCAGATCCCGGCCGAGTACCGCGGCCGCGTGCACGGCTTCTACGACCCGGCATCGCGCAAGGTGCACGTCATCGCCGACAAGATGACCTCGCCGCGCGAGCTGTACCGCACGCTCGCCGAGGAGCATCTGGCTCACGGCGGCCTGCGTCAGGTGTTCAAGCCGAACGAGCTGCACGCGTTCCTCGACAAGGCGTTCTCGTCCGTGCCGAAGGACGAGCGCACAGCGATCGCGCGCGACTACCACGCCGACGCGGCGTCGCCGGAAGGCCGCCGCCTGATCGCCGAGGAGTACCTGGCCAAGCTCGATCCGTCGAGCGTGATCGAGCGTGGCACGTTCGAGCGGTTCCGCGATTGGTTCAACGATACCGCGCGCAAGCTCGGCATGGACGTCGACTACTCGCCGAGCGAGTTGCGCGCGGTGATGCAGCGCGCGCACGACGCGCAGCGCGCTGGCCTGTCGCCGTCGCCGGCATCGCGATCGCCGGTCGACCTGACGACGCCGCGCAACGGTGTTGATGGCGGATACCGCTTCAGCGTCGGCGAGCGCCCGTACGGGACCGCGCCGAATTCTCTGATGGGCCTCAAGCGAGAGGGTCCGCAAACTCCATTCGAGGAAAGCAACTACAAGAAGATCGTCTACGTCAAGGTTCACGACAAGGAGACGGGCGATCAGTGGTTCGATGCGATGAACGGGCTGAACAAGCCTCACGCGCTCGAGCGGGCGCGGCGCAATTGGGAGCACGCCGAAGTCACCGAAGCGACGCGCGAGGAGTACGAGGCAGACCCTGGCGCGCCGAGACTGGAAGGCGACGATGCGCCCGCTGTCCCGCTATTCCGCGTCGCCCGCCAGAAAGGCACCGCCGAGCAGGAAGCGGCGATGGCGCGCACGATGGCGACGCCGCCCGAGGATCTCACGATCGGCGATCGCGTGCGCCAGTGGGTCGCCGACCTCAAGGATCGCGACTGGGCCGAGACGCGCGCCTCGTGGGTGCAGGGCTGGCTGGACAGCGGGCACCAAGTGAAGCGCCTCGAGCGCGAGGTGTTCGGTGGCTTCCTCGCCGACGCCGCGGAATCGCCTTACAAGATGTACAACCTCGCGCGAAACTCGCACGCGGTGATGGGCGCGGTGATGAAGCTGGGCGTGCCGGAGTACCGCGACGGAGCGTTCCAGCCGGTCGTCGGCCGCAAGGGCGTGTTCGAGATCTTCCGTCCGCTGTACGAGCACCCAAGCGGCAAGAGCCTCATGCCGCTGTGGGAGTTCTACGCAGCGTCGCGCCGCGCTGCGCGACTGATCGACGAGAAGAACGCCGACGGCACCGCGCGCGAGAACAACTTCACGCACGAGGACATCAAGCGCGGCTACGAGCTGGAAAAGCAATACCCCGAGTTCGCGAAGGTAGCCGCCGACTTCGAGGCGTTCAACAAGCAGCTGCTCGATCTCGCGGTCGACCGCGGCGCGCTGTCGCCCGAAGAAGCGAAGGCGTGGAGCAAGCACTTCTACGTGCCGTTCATGCGCGCGGTAGAGGACATCGAGCTGGCGAAGGCGCCGGCGCGCCGCCGCGGCTCCGCTGCGAGCGACCAGAAGATCTACTCGCGCCGGCTCACCGGCCGCGAGGCGCGCGTCGAGAGCGTGTTCGAGAACATCCTGGCCAACACCGCCTATGTGCTCGATCGCACGTACCGGCAGGAGTTCATGAATCGCCTGCGTGACATGGGCGACGGTACCGTGCTGCAGAAGGTGCCGATGGCGCACAAGGCGCTGCGCTTCTCGAATGAGGAACTGGCGCGCGCGCTATGGAAGGGCGGCCTGCTCGTCGGCAGCGACGCATCGACCGGCGCTCGCAAGGCGAACTACGAACTGTCGCAGGGCGCGACACCAACGCACGTCATCCGCGCCGTCGAGCGCATGACCGACGCGCAGAAGGCGGAGTGGACCACCGTGTTCCAGCGCGTTGCGCCTCGCGATGCCGACATCGTCCCGATCATGAACGCTGGCAAGGTCGACTACTACCGCGTCACCGACCCGCTGCTGCTGCGCACGATCGGCGCTATGGGTCACGACAGCTTCGGAAAGGTCGTGTCGCTACTGTCTGGCGCGAAGAAGGCGGTCACCTGGTCGATCACGAAAGACCCCGGCTTCATGGCGGCGACGTGGTTCCGCGATACGCTCATTAACTGGGTGTCGGCGTCGAGCGAGAAGAAGGCAATGCCGCTCATCGACAGCGCGATGGCCGCGGTGAAGTCGATGAGCGACGACCCGATCGTTGGCCGCATGATGATGGCCGGTGTCGGCGTCTCGCCGCACTACAGCGTCGGCGGATCGACGGTGCGTCGCCAACTCGAGAACCGCTTCGCCGGCAAGATCATTTCGCCGCGTACCGCGTGGGACTTCTACAACAAGATCGGTCAGGCGGCCGAGTCGAGCAGTCGCATCGCGATCGCGCAGTCCGTGCTGCAGCGTGGCGGCTCGATGGCCGAGGCCGCGTACCAGGCGCAGGACATCCTCAACTACTCGATGCGCGGCGACTACGCCGCGGCGCGCGTGCTCACGATGACGGCCCCGTTCTGGAACGCCGGCATGCAGGGCCTGTACCGCTTCCTTCGCGGCGCCGGCATTGCCGATGCGCGCGCGGGCGACACGAGCCTGATGCGCACGTACGCGCTGCGCGGCACTGCGCTCGTCGCCGCAACGATGGCGAACATGTGGCGCAACCAGGACGACCCGCGCTACGACCGCCTCACGCAGGAGGACAAGGACAACTACTGGCACTTCTGGATCGGCGACCAGCACTGGAAGTTGCCGAAGCCGTTCGAGGCCGGCGTGATCTTCGGCACTCTGCCTGAGCGCATCTACCAGCGTGCAGTCGGCAACGACACCACGCGCGACCTGATGCGCTCGGTCGCGGCGATGATCACCGGCGAGATGCGGCTGAACGTGCTGCCACAGGGCATCCGTCAGGGCGTCGAGCAGTGGGCCAACAAGGACACGTCATCGTTCCGTCCGATCGTGCCGGCGTCAATGGCGGACCAGCTGCCGCAGGATCAGTTCTCGCCGTACACCTCGTGGAGCGCGCAGAAGATCGCAAACGCGGTGCCGGAGCACACGCCGTGGCTCAACTCGCCGACGCGCGTGCAGAGCCTCGTGCGTGGCCTCACTGGCACGCTCGGCGTGTACGCGATGCAGGGCGCCGACTGGCTTGCGCGAATGGCGGGCGCAGCCCCCGTTGCGCCGACCGGCCGAACGCAGGATCTGCCCGTGGCGAAGCGCTTCTACGCCGGCAGCGGTCAGGGCGATCGCTCGAAGTACGAGGACAAGATGTACGAGCTGCGCGAGGAAGCTGACCAAACGTTCCAGTCGTTCCAGGAAGCGATCAAGCGTGGCGACGCTGAGCGCGCGCGCGAGCTGGCCGGTCGTCCGCAGTTCAAGTACCGCGCCGCGCTCGACGAGATGGGCCGCGTCATCTCGCAACTGCGCGGCGCCGAGAAGCAGACGATGAACAATCCGTTCCTCGGCGCCGACGACAAGCGTGCTCAACTGGATCGCATCGTGGAGGCGCGCGTCAAACTGCTCGACCAGTACGGGCCGACGCTGAATCAGTTGGAGGAGTCGTTCTGATCAACCAGCAACAGGCGTTCGATGGTGTCGGATGCGAGCGCCTTGTACTGCTCAAGCCAGTAAACGACCTCGGACTTGGTGCGGTGGCGCTCATCTCGACGGTAGGCGCGCAGCCGTTGCACCAGGTCGTCAGCGTTCGTGGTCATTGAAATATCTCCACCTACTTGCTTTGCAAAGGCAATGTTTTGTTGCGTTTTTCTCGCAAAACGCTGAATGGCGCAATGGGAAAAATCTATTCAATAGCTTGAATAGCAGGCGCATCACGCTCACCCCTTGTCGTGCTGCGGCGGAGAGGGGGCGATGGCGAGCATTTCTCGCCAGAGCTTCTTCGCGTCAACCATGTACGGTGCTGCACCTTCGTTGCCTGCGCCGCGCATTTCCTCGGTGCATTCGATCGGCACCAGCTTCCACCCATCCGGCACGCTCACCGCTCCGGCAGGTTGCGATGCGTGGCGCGAGGCGAAGGTACGCAGTGCGTCGTCGGCGAATTGCACGGCGGCGGGCCATCCGATGTAGTTCTTGTTCGCGGTAGCGTAGATCGCTCGTGCCGATGCCTCGATGTCCTCATCGCTCACCGCGCCAGAGGCAGGAGCGGGTGGGGTGGCATAGAGCGGAATCCATCCTTCCGAGCGCCTAGGCCA